CCGGCGCCGTCCCCGGCCCCGGCCCCGTACCCGGACCCGGACCCGGACCCGGACCCGGACCCGGACCCGGACCCGTACCCGTCCCCGTACCCGGACCCGGACCCGTACCCGGACCCGGACCCGTACCCGGACCCGTACCCGTACCCGTCCCCGTACCCGTACCCGTACCCGGAAGGTTTTACGCTTTCCATTCAGGAACGGCTTTGATTGAGGTCTCCGCTTCGGGAGTTACTTCGAGAATTTCAACTGCTTCGGTGAGGGTGACTGACGGGACAGCCACAGGAAATTTACATTCCTTTGGTTTCGACGTTCCCGCCACCGCAAGCTGTGACAGGGAAGCTGCGCCCGACCAGTACCACAGCCGCCGCGCATTGGTTAGCGTAACTTCTTTGCCGTCACGCGATTTGAGATTGCCCGCGAAGACTCCAGCGGAGTAAGTTCGCACGATAACGTACTTCAGTTTCGGCATTGCCTTTCCTTTCTGTTAAATGGTTTACGTCAGCCGCTCCACCTTCGTCACCGGCACGTCGCCGCTGCGGTCGAGCGTCAAGAGATAGAACACACTGTTTGCAGCCTTCGGAATCTCCCGGCGCAGGTCAGATTGCAGCACGATCACCTGGTCCAGCCCGGCCCCCATCAGCGCCCGGTACATCTGGCCCCGGTTGGCGTCGAGGAACATATCAGCCTCGTCGATAACCACAAAGCCAAACCCGCTCACCTTGGCTAGAGCCACCTGAAACGCAATCGAGAAAGCATGCTTCTGGCTCTTGCTGATCGTCCGCAGGTTGTAGACCGCATCCTTGCCGGCGAATGACAGGCTGAAGGCGAACGGATCGAACTGCAGGTGACAGGCGTAGCCCCAGGTTGCCAGCACCTTGTTCATGCTGCGCTCAAACCCGCCTACGTGCTCGTCGAGGAGTTTGGCCTGGATGCCCTTGGCGCCGAAATACTCAACCAGCCGCTCCAGTAGTCCCTGCTTGGCGTCGAGTCGCGCCTTGGCGTCCAATGCCTGCGCGTAGGCTTTGCGGGCGTCGTCGGCCTGAATGGCTGCCGTCAGCGCGGCATTCCCCTTCTCGATGCGGCTGTCAAGGTCGGCAATCTGGAGATCCACGTCGGTTGTGTCGGGCTGGGCCGTCTCCTGGTTCTCGGCAATCTCCGCTTTCAGTTCGGCGATGTCCTTCTCGACGCCGGCGATGTGCTCGTCTACTAGCGCCAGGTTCTTGACGGCCTGCGCGTGGGCAGCCAGTACCCGCTCGGCACCCTCGTAGTCGCCCAAGAGCTTGCGGGCATCCTGCAGGTCGAGCGCTTGGTCTGTAAGAAATTCACACTTTTCCGCTATCGGAACTTCGATAACAGCGAATACTTCTGGCGTGATAGCTTGGCTGCAAGTTGGGCAGACCCCCGCCTCGCCAAGATCATTCAATTTAGCCAGCGTTCGGCGGACCTCAGCCAATGCGCCGGCGTTCTGCTGCATCTCAGCCTCGAGCTTCTTGCCCTTCTCCGCGCCAGCCGCCAGCTTCTCGGCCTCCTTGAGCGCCTTGGCTGAGAGTAGTTCCTTGGCGACCACCGCGCGCCGCTCCTGCTCGGTGGCGATCTTGAACTCCAGGCCCTGCACCTTACCGGCCAGCTTGCCGCGCGCATCATTGGCCCGCTGCCAGCCGTCGAGCACCTTCTGACGCTGCAACGCCAACTTGGTGCGCTGGTCCTGCCGCTCATTCAGCCTGGAACGTATCGACTGCGGGTCCATCTCCTGCACGGCGACCGGATCCGGCTCCCGCCAGTCCTTGAGCGTGCGGTTGATGGCCTTGCGCTCGTTGTAGGCCTGATCGTAGGCGAGAACGATCACGTCGAATGCCTTGAGGCTCCAGTCCACCTGCAGCCCGCACTGGTTGACCGCTCCTTCCACCCAATCGTCCCAGACTACCGACGTGGGCAGGATGATGCCGGCGAGGAACTTCTTCAGCCGCGCATCGTCCATGTCGAGGGCGTACCGTCCATTGCAGAGACAGTCAAGCACTTCCCGCTTCATCGCCAGCCCGGCCAGGTAATCGCTGCCGGTCCACGATTCGTCGGCGGGATCTTTGATGGTGACGGTGCGGCCCGACTTCTCGGTGACACTGCAACGCATTTTTATCAGTCTGCCGCCGTCTTCGATCTCAGCGGTAATGGCTGACTTCTCGGTGCCGCGGCGGATCAGGTCGCGTGAGCCGGTGCCTTTATCATCGGTTGAAGCGCTGCGGCCAGTGAGGAGCATCTCGATGGCCTGCTCGACGCTGCTTTTCCCGGCACCGTTTTCGCCACGGAAGCAGGAGAGCGTATCCAGCGGCATCATGCTGTCTTTGTGGGAGAGCCAGTTGTAGAGGTGTAGAGACTTGAATTTCATGCCGTACCTTTCCTTTCGTTTGAATTCCCGCCGCCTCTTCAGGTTTACGTGCATCGCAGAGCACAATACCAGGGCGCGACGGCGGGAAACTTGTTTACCAGAGCCCCTTATCCTCGCCTGCGTAGGGGTACTCCGGCTGAGCTTGTTGGGTTTCCTGCGCGGGCTTCTGCTCCTGCGCCGGTTCGGCCTGCTGCGCTTCCTGCGCGGGCTGCGCCTCGGGCTGTGGCTCAACCTGCGGCGCCTCCTGCTGCCTCTTGCCCGCCGACTGCGCCCGCTTTTGGATCACAGCCTTGACCGCCTCGGTCTTGCTGATCGACTGGTCGATGATCGCCTTGGTTTGGCTCGAAACAAACTCAGGGCTTCCCTCGATGGTCTGCGCCTCGTCATTGTCGATGATGCCAGAGACCGAGAATGCCACACGTGCGCACTGCACGAATGCCCGGTTGCGCGTCATGCGGATTGGCATCGTCTGCCAGGGGATCGACTCACGCCGGCACTCGTGGGTGTACTCAGTGACGACAACCGGGAGCGCACAGTCCTTGCGGTGGATCTTGCATGTGACGGCGCGAATGTTGCCCTTGTCGTCGAAGTGTTCCTCGAACTCGATGCCGTTCAGTTCCTGATGCCGGTTGACGATTGCCGCCCATCCGTCCACGCCGACGACGATCAGGAGCTTGCCCTTGGAGCGAAAGGCGTAGATTTCCTTGGTGAATGGATTGAGGTTGTAGGCATTGCAGACGATCAGGGCCGCCGCAACTTCCTCGTTCGACAAGGGAGGTTCTTTGTCGCTGCCCTTGAAAACAGTCTGAGCTACGATAGCTAGGACTTTGTTGGGTTCCAGGTCGTACCGCTCGCCAAACTTGGCGATGATACCTTGACGCGGGGGGATGGTTGCTAACTGCTGCTGCTGGTCTGCCATGACATGCCTTTCTTAAAGTGTTGGGCGACATATGCGGATCGCCCAGCTAAACCAGAGTGCCGCCTCACCCTTGCCCTTTACAAGCGGCACTTTGCCTCTATCGGCATTGGGATGTCGGTTACTTCTTCCACCACGCCCGCAAGTAAGCCGTGATCTCTTTCGGCGCCGTGAATTCCTTGACCACATCGGGATGTAGTGGGCCAACCTTCTTGCCAACCTCGCTCCAATTGGTCGCGTCTTTGGTCTCCGGCCGCACCCAGCCTATCGAACCGAGAGGCGTCACGCATTTTTGAGCGTCGCCAAGCAGTGCCCGGAGATGGTTGTTCGCCAACTGCTTCCGCTCCGCCGCTTCCTTCTCCTCGTCGTCGGCGGCCTTCATCTCGCTGGCCCAGTGGAGTATATCGGGAGTCGGGCTGAGTACCTTGCCGGTGTTGAGGCTGAACTTGCGCGCGAGATACTTGCCGTAGCTCTCGCTCTCGTCGATGTCCGGCTCGACCTGCTTGAGTACGTTATCAAACCAAAACGACCGGCAAGCCTCGATCATGTTCTTCTCAAGCTCTAGATCGCGCTCGATGCGGTACTGCGCCAAGGTGTTACCGGAGAACAGGACGCCAAAGTTCCAGCCGCGCGCATTGCAGACGGCGGTATACCAGGCGGCCTGAACCAAGTAATGCGCCGGAACTTCGTCCGATCCTTCCGGCCCCCACTCGTCGCTTTTGCGTGAGGCACATTTGATTTCGAGCCCAGTGTTGACCGATGGCATCCACCCATCCGGCGCGCCAAGCATCCACGGCTCCGACCCCTCGATCAGCGTTGAATCGCGCCAGGGCCGGGACTTGGGGAAGATGGGCGCAAGGTCTGCCGGTGCGGTGACAGCTACACCAAACCGCTCAGCGTAACGACCGCGCACGATTGGCTCAAGAGCGCTTCCCCAGTAGAGGCACTCTTTGTCTAACTCGGGCTGGGCGCCAGGGTTGACCTTGCCGGCGTAAATGTCGATGGGGCGCTTCCATGGGCTCAATCCCAAGATAGCACTGGCGTCCGTTCCGCCGATCCCGCCAGCGCGTGATGTCGCGTAACTCTCTTTCGCTTCGTATACCGCCATTACAGTGCCCCACCTTTCCTGAGCAAATACACCACATGCCCGGCCAGTGTCCGGCCCATCGCCTCCGCTTCAGCGCGCAGCTTGTTCGCGTCTTTCGGCGTGAGGCGAATCCCGATTACCACCGTCCGATGGATTGCCGGCTTGCGATTCGCTTCCCTTTTTCCTAAAACTCCCATTGGTCTACCTCGACGCTTACCACGTTATCCTATGTTTGCGGTGTTGTCAAGCAGGTGTATTTCCGACTCCATCCGCGCCTTCTTGCCGTTCCGCGCGAATCTGTTACCGACCACCCATTTACCAGGGCAGAATGGGCAGGGGTAGCTGTTCATCTCAACCCCGTACACCACCTGGGACGCCTTGGCCGCCTCGTCCGCCCGACGCTCGGAGTTGTAGTGTCGCTTGCCACGACACGCTGACGCCCACTTATCGCTCATCTCGCGGCCTCGTGCTCATTCCGGCGCTCGCTGGTCGCGCTTATCGAGAACCGCGTCGCCCGTGTAATCTCTTCCTGCCAGCGCTGACGTTGGGTTAGTTGCGGATCGCGCTCTAACCCCGCCTGCACCGCGGCGCGCTCGGCGAGATACTGGTCCGCATCCGATAACTTCTCGGGTGGGTTGATAACTCCGCGCTGTAACGTCCAGACTTGGAGGTAGGTGGTCATTGTCCCGCCAACTCTATCTTGGCTTTGGTTGCTTGGAATTGCTTCACGTCGTAGACCAACAGAAACGCCGTTAGTTGGCCAGAGTAGATGCCTCCAACCACATCTCCTGCAACGCCGATGGTAACTTGCGTGCCTGCCTTCACTTTTCTCAAATAGGTGATGTTCTCAGCAGGCGCAAGGCGAATATCGGCGTTGTCTGCACACATTTGCTTGAGGATGTCGAAAGAGTTGACCGTCATTGCGTGCCCCCCGCCAATTCCCGTCGGCGCGCGATCGTCCACGCTGCTTTGAAATCCCTCTCGGTCTGAAACTTGACCTTACCCGCCTCGGCCGCGTCCCACGAGAACGCACCGGTCATGGGGTGCCGGCTCAGCTCCGCCAGGCCGTCGGCCACGGTGCCAGCCCCCATCACCTGCAGCGCATGCATCAGCCGCGGCGGAATCGGCGGCGCCGGGATGGCATCCTCGAGCATTTCACCCCGCACAAAGTCGAAGTGACGCTCGGCGTCATTGCGCACGCGAATGTCCGGCCCGTAGATCGGCCCCCGGTCCTGCCAGGTCTTCTTGTGCCGCTTGAGCCCCAGGAGCAGCCACGCGAGATCCGCGGCGTACTCGGCCTCGAGGATCGGCTCGGTGATGTCGCCAAGAGTCGGCCAGCCTTTGCTGGTCAGCGCTACCGTGTTGAATGCGGCGGCGAGCTGGTCACCAGAGAAGGGTGTAAGGTGCTGTGCCCACGACTTCATCAGGCGTGGATTCTCCGGCTTGTCGAGCGCCTGGAGTAACTCCGCCACCGCCGCCGCTATCTGGACCGCCAGTGGCTCCGAGTTCTCGAAGCACTTCCTGTACGGATTGCGATTGTCTTCCGTTTGCTTTGCCATTGCCGTTGCCTCCCTGCTCTGGTCGTTCGTAAACATCTGTCCATGAACTTCTTACCGAGGCTTCGAGCGATTTAACCGGGTCTGATCCTCGCTCTTTGAATTCAGCAAGCTTTTTGATGATCCTGAAACGTATCCCATCCGTCATCGCCGCGCGCTTCTTCTTCCGCATATCCTCGTAGTCAAACCAGAGAGACTCAGGCAGCCACTCAGGGAGAGAAACAGCGGGCACGCGCTTCTTTACCGAAGTAGAAGATGAAGAAAGAGGTTTCATTTCAGTTACATCGGTGGTTACATCTTGGTTTCCATTTCCTTTTAATTTCTTAGATTTACGCCAATTATGCAACTTCTCTCTATTCTCCGCTCGCAAATCTTCATCTCGCAACATGCGCCGATTTATGAGTGATCCGGTGCGCTTGTCACGCTCTGTAACCCCACGGTCAATGAGTGTCTGTATGGTTACATTTAGGTTCGCTAGGTCAATCCTTAGAACACTTGCGAGCACTTCGTCGGTCATGGCCCGTCCGCCGAGCATAAGTTTTCCGCGAACTTCGCTTTCGTGCATGAGCATCAGCATTTCAAACCAGACACCGCGATCATGGAAGTTGAGGGATTGAACCCCGACATCCTTGCGCCAATCGCCTGGATAAAATTGAATAGCTGGTAGCTTCGTCATTTCAGCCTTCCCCTAAGTGAGGCCGGCAGGGAGAGCTTAGGGACTCTCCCCACCACTGGAGCGTTACCGCTCTTTCGGCCCCCGACCGTCGCCGGGGTCACCTTGAGTCCATCGCTGGGCGCGCCGGACACATTCACCATACGCCCGCCGGGCGAAATCGCACAACTATTTTTCTACGGCGTCACCCACCCCGGGTAGTCCTGCGCGATGGTCGGCTCGGCCGTCACCACCACAGTCCCTTCGCCGCCGCACCGCGGGCAGATGCGCGAGTAGCTATTGATCATCGGCCTGCCATAGATCGTCGACACGTCAACCATGCGCCGTAGCCAGCCGGTCCCCTCGCAAGCCTGGCAGCGGGTCATAGCGCCGCCTTGTCGCGCAGAAACTTTAGCGCCAACGTCTTGCGCACGAGATCGGCCAGTGTCAAGCCGGCGTCGATAGCTGCCTTTTTCATGGTCGTGTGCAGGTCCTTTGAGATTGAGATACGAATGTCGGGCATGATTCCCTTTCATGTGGCGCACCCGCCCATCTCTGAGCGGGTGCTGTGTGGCCTTGTCCATCGGATCCGCGCGTTCATTCCTGGACGCCATTGATGGACAGGTGGCGGTGGGTGGGTGCGACGGGGTGGTTGTGGCGAAGCGTTTGCTGTGAAGCTTTATGGTTTCCAGTTTTGCCCGCCAATCCACGTCAGGCGGGTAAATATTGCGGCCATGAAAAGCACTTCAATGGCTGCAGGAATGCCGAGCACGCATAAGAGGCTCATAATCCTCCCACGAGCGCCAGCGCCCACGTGAGCAGCCACCAGGAAAGAAACAGGGCGATGCCTACTTTGAGCGCAATGCGCGCCCTACGGGGCAGCGTGCGGGGCTCAGGGCGCAGGCGCACAGTGGCCCACGGGTTAGGCTGGTCGGGCATCTCGGACGCGGACGGGGCGCGGAAATGGTGATTCATTTGGCATCCTTTCCGTCCGCCTTCAATCGCAGCGCCGCCGCTTTGGCAAACTGAAACGCCGAGACGCGCTCCTCGCTTTCGTCTGATCCGTCGTCTGGAAATTCTTTCAGGTTACTGTTGCGAATACCAATTTTTCCCCAATCGTCAAGCGAATTCCAGAGGCATCCCATACGCACCCAACGTGAGCCATCCTGAAACAAAACAACCCACACGGTATAGCGATAGAGTCCAGTAAAGACGTGCAATGCCTCAATTTTTTTACCGATCAGGTCGGCATCGCGCAGGTTGGCACCGCTCAGGTTGGCACCGATCAGGTAGGCACCGCTCAGGTTGGCCTCGCGCAGGTCGGCACCGCTCAGGTTGGCACCGCGCAGGTCGGCACCGCGCAGGTTGGCATCGCGCAGGTTGGCACCGCGCAGGTTGGCATCGCGCAGGTTGGCACCGATCAGGTAGGCACCGCTCAGGTCGGCATCGCGCAGGTTGGCACCGCGCAGGTCGGCACCGCGCAGGTTGGCATCGCGCAGGTCGGCACCGCTCAGGTTGGCACCGCGCAGGTCGGCACCGCGCAGGTTGGCATCGCGCAGGTTGGCACCGCTCAGGTCGGCATCGCGCAGGTTGGCACCGATCAGGTAGGCACCGCTCAGGTTGGCCTCGCGCAGGTCGGCACCGCTCAGGTTGGCACCGCGCAGGTCGGCACCGCGCAGGTTGGCATCGCGCAGGTTGGCACGTTTGGCAATTGCATCAATTACCGCGTCCTTGATGGTCAGCGCGGCAGACGTGAAAATGACTACATCGTACAGATTCTTAATGTCCATTACTTTCTCCTATCTCCCGCCGGGAGCCGTTTCAGGCCGCTGCGGGCGTGTAGGCCTGCGACAAACACACAGGCGAGTAAGGTGAGCAGGGCGCCGAACGCACAGCCAAGCTGGGAGGATAGCGGGTCTACCACGGTAAACCTGCTTTCTGGGTGTAATGCACGATGGCCCAAATAACAGCCGGAATCCAGAACAACAGCGAGAGGGCCACGGCGCGGACTATGCCGGTCCCGTGCTGCCGATTGTCGGGCCGATGCCGCGCGCCGCGCGCGCCGGTCGAGTCCGCACAGAGGGTGTCTGGATTGCCAGAGCGCACGCGGCCGGTCTGGTCGGCGCCGGTGTGCATGAGCTCCGCGGCCATCTCATAGCATGTTTCGTCCCACTCCTCATCTGTGACTTGGAGCGCATCCCGCATGTCGCGGATGATGGCCTGGGCCTCGGCGCGGTCCTGGGCATTGGCGGCGTCCACGCCGGTGCGGTCGATTACCTCGCACGAATAGCGCAGCGTCAGGCCTTCGATATACGTGGTTTTCTTCATGCGGTCACGCTTTCAGATTGCAGGTTAGCCGATTCGCCAGCGTGGATGCGACCGTAGCAGTTGCAGGTGTGCTCAGTTCCGGCATGGCCGCAAGGGTGATACTTGCCGGAGATAATCCACGCCTGATTGCGGTAGTCAAACCCGCAACCCTGCGCGTCGATGTCGATGCCACGGTCGGATGCTGCTTTGATTTGAGCGGGAGTGAGAATCATCGGTCTAGCCTTTCAGCCGGATAGGCTCCGGCGGGCCGTGGGGTGTTAGTTGTCCTCATCCCATCCAACCCATTCAGGGTTTTCAGGTGAGCGCTTGAGGATGCCAGCGAGGTCAAGATACTTTACCGCCTGTTTCAGCGCCTCAGCTTCCGTTGGGTTAGGCGCGCTGATATCGCGCCAGAAAACTAAAACAGAATCCCTCACGCTGAGGCTGGTTGAATCGATCAGTTCTTTTGAGACTTGCTCGGCAATTTCGTGCGCGAGATCATCGAGAGTTTCACGCATGGCGCTCTCCTTTGGTTTCTTTCTCGTGGGTGATGTATTCGGTGAGAATTGAGTTGACGTGTTGGATCAATGTCTTATCGGCATCGATAGCGGATTTCCTTAACTCCCGATGAAATTGCGCTGGCAGTGTGATGCGAATATCCACACCCTCAGCCAGTGAGCCACCTATCTCGGCATGACGTTGACCATGATGCGTCGGACAATGCCACACCACGTCGAGAGGCTTGCTGTAATCCTCGTGATGGGCAAGCACCCTCTCGGTTGTGCCACAAACAGAGCATGGCTCACGTCTCAACCGCCCACTAGCCAATGCTTTTCCAACGAGAGCATGAGCGTTGGTTTGGATAGATTTGCGCACCCTTGGGCGGTCCCAAAGAGGACTTTTACAGTGGGGACAATTCTTCGGTCTGCCATCAACTCGCGATTCCCATTCATGGTGGCATCGGTTACATTGCTTGGTCATAGTGTTGCAATGATAATACTATCCTCATCACAATTACAATAGGCACCACAAAATAACGTGACATCCATCACAAAACCGATCTAAACTATTGATTGCAAAGCATACTAAACAACAGCCGAAAGCATAAGCGTACTCAACTGCTCACTTGACACGATCAAAAGCACCGGTTACCGTGCAAATTAGTGTCAAACCACAGGGGAGGAAAGGTGGGGCTGTACTCCGAGTGACCCGCCAGCGGTTCCAATGTAGCCACCGAAGTTTATGAGTTGACAGGCTGAAAGTCGAGCCGCTTACCTGTCAACTGCCCTGGTCCGAGGCACTGAATATCGGATCCCCAACAGGCTTCCCTTTAGCCACAGCTATCTTCAATCCACGAGGACTATGGCGACAATCCAGACAACTCAGACAGGCAAAGCGGTCAAGACCGAGGTGCGCGGCCGTGTGTTCAGGTATAAGCCAGTGGCGCCCAAGAGCAAGGAGCGCCGGCGGGTGTGCGTGCTGTCGAGCTGGGCAGGCGCCATGCTGGACAGGTGGGGAGTTGACCAGCCGTGCCATGGTCCCAGGTGTACACATGAGCACCAGACGCGCGAGGCTGTCGACGTGCTGGTGCGCGATGGGGTGCTGGAGTACATCGGGACTGGCCGCAATGTGGCGACGTACTCGTATGGCAGGGTTTGGCGTGGGATGCCGAGCGGGCCGGGGGGTAAATCAGCCATGAGAACCATGCAATTAGTTTGATGGTTGCAACGTGCTCACTTTAAGGTCACTTACGGCAAGACACCCATAAAACACGTTTATTGGCAAAAAACTAGGCCCTACAAGCCCCGTAGAGCGATCGCTGACAGGTTGGTGGGGCTACTACATGGCAGAAATGAGGAACATTTATGAGTTGGAATGTGAGCAGTTCAGGAACGCCGGCAGAGGTTCGTGGGCGGTTGTCCGAGCAATTTAAGGGTCCATTGGCCGAGAAGCCGGCGGGCTTAAGTGACGATGGAGAACGCCAAAGCGTTCAACTCGTTTCGGAGTTGATTGAACAGATACTCTCAACCATCGACCCAGAGAGACCTGTCACCGTTTCTGCACACGGACACATGGGATTTGTGGATTGGGATACAAAGACGGGCGCATTTCAGAATGTGAGCATGTCGGTCACGTAATCAATGAATCTCAAAGACTACCCGCGATGGGATGAGCCAGACCGCGAGCCGAGGCTCTACCGGCGCAATCGGCGGATCCGGCTGGGCAGGATGCGGGGGTATCGGGCGGTCCAGGTGGCGAGGCGAATGTGGTTTGTGACGCTGACGGCGACCGAGATTGACCCCGAGGAGCTCGGCAGGTGCGAGCGGTCGGCGACACTGACGGCAACCAGCCGAGAGTTCTGGATACGCAGCCGGCGGCGTGCACGAGCCCTGGTCGAGCACGATCAGGCGATGGGTGGGGCCGGCACGATGTACCCGGTTGAGTATCGGCACTGCGCGGTGTGCGGTCGGCTGTTGTTGGGACCGGAGGCGCACGAGTATCGGCTCAAACAGTTGGGGACGGTGCGACACTGGCATTACGAGTATGGGCCAGCCTGCAACCTCGACTGCAAACCTAATGGACGTGGGCCAGGTGGTGCACATCTAACGTACAAACGAAAGGACAAAGCAGTATGAACAGCAAGAACCAAGCAGAAACCCTGCAAGAGAAGGTCGCGGCAATCGCCAACGAGCCGGTTGCAACGTCGATCTCCAACCTCCAGGCCGAGTATCTGGCCATTGGCAAGCGGCTGCGCGCGCTGTCAATCCAGGTCCACGGCTCAGTGCTCAACATGCTTCAAACTGAATTCCAGCTGCGGCAGGATGAGACCAAGAACGCGATCTCCGAGTACCAGCACCAGGAGCAGATCAGGCGTGAGGCGGCCGCGGCTGAGGCTAACGCCAAGCTCGAGGCGGAGCAGGCTGAGATTGCCGCGGCCAACAAACCCAAGCTGGCGATGGTAGGCGGCCCCGCAGCTGGTGGACCAGTCCAGTGATCCGCTACCGCAGTTGGGTGTGGGACGCACAGGTAGTCGTCAGCGCTCTAATCCTCGCACTGCTTGTGCTCCTGCTCTCCAGCATTGGACATTGCCAGACCTGCGTAACCAATGCGCAGGTCACACTGGCCGGCAACCTCAGATTATCGAACGGCCTGCCCGCCAAGAACTACAACATGACGCTGACGCCGACCCAGCAGGGCTATATTGCGGGCTGCGGTGTCAACCTCGGCATCTCGAGCGCATGCGCAACCTCGACCGATGGCTCTGTTGTAGGTCTGCCCAATCCTCTGACAGCGACAATCAACACATCAACGGGCTCAGGATCGCTCGGATCGGGCGTCTACTACACCGTATACGAGTGGTATGACGCCGCCGGCCACGTTACGCTGGCCAGTCCTGAGACCATCGCATCGCTCAGCGGGTCAGGATCCCTCGTGGTCAACCCTCCAGCATCCGGGATGCCATCACTTGCCATAGGCATGGACGTATTCATCGGCACCTCCTCCGGTGGAGAGACGCTCCAGGGCCAAACAACCGGCTCAGCGTCATTCGTCCAAGCCGCGGCCCTGACTTCCGGCGCATCCCCCGCGTCGACCAACACCACACTCTGCCAAGTCATCGCCAATGACACCATCTGGCCCACCGGCACCGGATACAACGTCAACCTGACCGACTCCCGCGGCAATCCAGTGCCCAACTATCCAATGCAATGGCAGTTATTGGGCGCCGGGACCACGATCAACCTCTCGGATGGGCTGCCGTACTACCACGGCGTCGTTTTCTATCCGGTGCCAGTCCTGTCGCAGCCCGCCAACCATGGCACGCAGTCGATCTCGGGTGGGCTCAACCTGTCCGGATACTTCCTCTACAATACTGGCAGGGTCGGAGTGGGCACATCGACGCCGGCATGGGGACTAGATGTCGAGGGTGCCGCGGCGAATGGGGCTGTGAATGCCAATACCGGCTATCGGGTCAATGGCTCAGGCGGCACGCTCGGCCAGGCCTTGTGCTCCGATGGGACATATCTTGATGCTTTCTGCACGTTCCTGACATCACTCCCGACGATCTACTACCAGACGGTGCAATCGAACGGCACCAACCAAACACAGCGCTCCAATCTCAACTTCTCGAGCGCGTTTGCGCTTACAGACTCTGCAAGTCCATCCCGGAGCACGGTAGATCTGGCCACCACGGTCACTCCTGCAACATGCGCTAACCCATCCAGCGTTGTTTACGACGCCTATGGCCGAATCACGAGCTGCACCGCCGGAACCGTGGCGCCGCGCAAGACCGTTGCTCTTTGGAACGGTGCATCGGGCGTCATGGTAGACGACAGCGAATCTGGATCGGGCTATCTGAGCGGGGCTATCAGTTGGGGAACCACGATCACAGGAACCTACTACGTCAACTGTTTCACGACCGGTTTCCCGAGCGGATCAACCATCGGTCAACGGGCCGGAGTAACCGCATTCGGAACTCCGATAAGTGGCACCACTTTTAGCTACGGCGTTGAAATGTCGGGATTATCTGCGGGGCGCGGTTATACCGTTCCCTCGGTGACCTGCATCGCCATCCAATAACCTCAACTCTTCACAACCTAAAGGAGTCACATCGCCATGCGCAAAATCTTCCGTGCCCTTCTCTGCGCGCTTGCAGTCCTCGCCCCGTGCGGGATGAGCTTTGCGCAAACTGCCACCACCCCCTACACGTCACCCTGGTACTTGGCCACCAGCTTCCAGCTCTGGTCAATCAACGCCCAAAGTCCTAATACGTACATCTTCCAGGGCCGCAGTCTTTGCAGTTCCCAGGGCCAGAATGTGCCGTTCTTTGACTTCAACACCAACGCCCCGGTGTGGATTGCAGACGCCAACACGGCGAACAGTGAGGTCAAGACGCCATCAGCCATCGTCAACACGGCCGGCAGTTGCGGTGTGACCATCGCGCCGAGCAACAATCACTACAACTTCCAGTTGAGATCTGGCACCGCGGGGCTCCAGGAGGGCATTGACGCTCTCGATGGACAGGGCGCCTGGCCAACTCTGCTGATCCTCGACAAAAACTGGTGGTCGCTGGCCAATAACATCCCGAGTACCTATGCGACAGCGATCCTCGGGGCGGCTAAGGGCGACTACACCGTACTGCTCGAGGACATCACGACATCGCCGGCCACATTCTATGTGTGGTCTGGGAGTGCCTACACCGCAACCAACGCAAATTTGAAGAACACGGCGCCGACCATGGCGTGTGGAGCGGCAGCCGGCGGCAGCCCGACCTGCTCGAATGTCAACGGAGCAACCGGAATCGTCGGGACTGCGAATGTGCTGACAGGCACATCGCCAACAACCGGGACCATCTTTACCGAGACATGGCCGGCGGTGAGCGCGGGCGGCCCGCAGTACGATGGCACCTGCACAGTCAAGTCGAGCGGAACCAACCCGTACACCACGTTCACTGTGACCATGAGCGACACCGGCTCAGGCACCACATTCCAGCGCATCATGACTGTGGCCGAGGCAACAGCGCCCCAGGTTGCGGCCACTCAGTATTATTTCACCTGGACCTGCAAGTAACCGACTTCGCGCGGGCTGCGCAACCGTGCCGCCCATTGATTACTGAGGGCACTTGAGCCCGCGGCCCGCTCGATTCGATTTCAAAAGGAGCATCATTGCCATGAAAAGATCAGCTTTGCTCGCAGCGTTTCTGGCATTGCCATTGGCGCTCGCTGCCCAAACCACCAACCCAACAGCAACCGTGATGCAGCCGGCCAACGGTCCCGCCGATGTCGCCGGACTGCTCTACGCCTCAAACTTTGCCCATTGGACTGCCTCACCAACCCCAAGTGGCACACGGTGGGACAATCCAGGTCAGTGTTATGCCACTTCTGGCGGCATCGTCTTCCCGATGTTCTCAACCACGGCGCCCATTACCATCGTTGATAATGGCGTGCCGTCGAATACCGAGACCGTAACGCCCAGCCTGGCAAGCTACAACGGCGGCGGCTGCTCTGTCTCCCTCCCGGCGACCCATGCGCATTCGAATTACTACCTGAAAAGTGGGACTCTGGGGCTCCAGGAGGCACTGAACTGGATCGGCTCAGGATATGGAGTCGTTGTGGTAACTCCGGACTGGGTTGCCATGGGCGGCACTAGCGGGATGATTACCGCAGCGACGGCCGGGACGAATACCACCATTCTCGATCAGCGCAATTCGACCGCGATTGCCTACACCGGAACCACGCCAGCGTCAAATGCAACTGGAAGTGGCAAGCAGGTTCTGGCAACCAGCCCAACTCTCGTAACTCCAACCCTCGGCGCGGCCACGTTTACCAGCCTCACGTCGGCTACCAAGTGCGCGTCGTCGGCATCTCCAGCGGTTTGCGCCGCGGCACCAGCTGGATTCGTTGTTGTGGCGGCTTCAGGCACAACGGTTGTGGTCAATACGACAGCGGTAACAGCTAACAGCGTGATCGTGCTGCAGGAGGATTCATCTCTTGGGACGGCTCTGAGTGTGACATGCAACGCGACCCCGGCAAGTGCACCCTCGACCGTCAGCGCGCGCACCGCGGCAACCAGCTTCACCATCACCACGACGACCCCAACCACAAACCCTCGCTGCTTTTCGTACTTAATAGTCAATTAAGGGACCGATGAAAAGACTCTCTACTTTGCTTTCGACGATGATCTTGAGCGCAGGACAGTTGATCTGCGCTCAGAGTCCCGGCACCGTAACGACTGGCCCTGGCAATGACGCAGGCCTGCTTTATGCGTCTAACTTCGGCCAGTGGCAGGTGCCCCAGGGAAATACTGGTCAATTCGCTTGGTCTGTTCCATCATTCTGCACCGTGACAGCCTCGAATATTCCTCTGAATCCAGTTTTCGCCGTTGGCACGCCAATCTACATCAGGGATCAGGTTTCAGCCAATAGCGAGATCGTGACTCCCTCGGCGGTCAGGGTAAGCGGGTCGGGATGCTCAATCACGGTCAGTCCGGTCAACCATCACTCCAGCTTCACCCTCGGCTCGGCAACCGCTGGATTGCAAGAGGCGATAAACTACGCGCACGGCCTGCCCTACCAGGTGATTCTGACGCCGGACTGGACGCGGCTGGGCGGTACAACAGCCATGATTACGTCAGCCATGGGAAGTACAAACGTACCCATTTTTGACTGGCGATCATCGGTGATTGTGCCTTACCTCTGGAACGGCTCGGCTTACGTCGCCTCCTCGCTGTCCTTTGCCGGATGTACGTCTGTGGGAGTGGGGAGCATCACCTGCACTGGGACCATCGCATCGGCAAATGTCGTTGATTCGGCTCTGACATCTGGCGATTGCGTGCAGGCGGGGGCCGGCGGTTTGCTGACTACAATCACTACTCCATGCACCACCGGCCCCATCAACCCTGGCACAACCGGACAGATTGCCTACTACTTAACCAACGGTACAGCGATAAGTGGAGAAACGAGCGTCCCGGTGACGGCGGGTGGCACCGGCGCGACCACCGCCGCAGGAGCACTAGCGAACCTGGGCGCGGCTGGGTGGTCAACAGGATCGAACGCTCCCTCGGCAACGTGCTCCTCGTTGGTAAACAATGGCACGTTTTACACGAGTGCTGCGTTGACTCTGTACCAATGCAGCAACGTAAGCGGGAGCTACACTTGGAATTCGGTAGGAGGGAGCACGGGAGCTTTCCTTCCGCTTGCGGGCGGCACCATGTCCGGGCCTATTGTCGTTTCCTTGGGGTCTGGTCTGCAAGGTTCTTCGGCTAACGGTGTGGGCGTACAGGGTGGTGCGGGCGCCTTCTATGATCTTCAAGTGTTTAATGCTGCGGGGACAAATACCCCTTTAATCGTATTCGACAGTGGCAAGGTGACAACTACCCATAACACTCTTGATGACGGTAGCGGCAAAGCAGCTGTTTCTTCATTGGCAATTAACGGCAGTACCCCGATAACCTCCACGAGCAGCGCAACCAGTCAGGCAGTCACTTGCGCCCCCGGCGGCACGTCTACGCAGTATTGCGGGGCTGATGGCGCGTGGCACACGGCGGCGACGGGTAGCGGGACAATTAATTCAACGAGTGGCTACAAGATACTTAGCGGCCCATCTTCTGCGGGTGCGGTTGCTCAAGGTACGAACATCACCACGGACGCGACGGGAAACAACTTGAATGTGCCGGGCACTGAAGCAGACGGCGCATTGCAAGTCAACGCTGGTACCGCCATGAATGCGAATCAAGGTAACGGGACTTTGGTGCAGCATTCTACCGGAACGGCCACGGTTAACGACCTTTTGAAGTTCGATGCCAGCGGCAATGCTATTGACTCCGGGGTTGCATCGGGATGGCCGTACCAACCCCACTTTGCGTACCTTGCGCCGAATACGCCTCTTGCGTACCCGCTTGTCACACTTATTGACTCCAGCGGCAACGGCTACAACGGAACGACTGGCGCGACGGATGGATTTCACAAGCCCTCGCATTTCAACAACGGGGATGGATTTGTCTTCGCCCCGTCCTACACTTATGAGGGGTGGATAACCATACCGGCTGCGGCCACCTGTGGAGTAAACACGGTTATTGCGCTTTTTACACCAGCCTCGCCCAATCCGGTAGATGCGAACGGTACTCAATGGCTGCTTGCGGACCCTGGATCGAACGGGATCATGATTCAGAACTCGTATGGCGGGGTTTTTCCAGCGTCAGGCGCTCACTCTCAAAATGCGCCGACAGATCTGATGTACGGGAACATCGCCTTTGGGTTCACGACAGCGGGAAACGACTACATATATGGGGTCAACCAGACCAGCACGGTTTATCAAAGTAACAGCTTTTCCCTGTACTGCGGAAGCGGGAATACCTACATTGGCCACAATGCGGGGATAGCCGGATCATCCGGGTTTGCCGGATCGCTGCAAGCTCTTATTGGCTTTACGCAGACTTTAACTCAAGCTCAGGTAGAGCAAGCGTTATCGTATGCAACTCAGCAGATTCAAGCCTACAACGGAGTGACCTTCGCCAAGCCCCCACAGGCTACGAAGGTTTGGTATCAGGGTGATTCCAGGAGCGTTAATTTCGGGTCGTCGTTCGCACTGAATACGTCGCGTGGGTACTATGTCGCAAAGGTCAACTCCGCGCTGTCTGCATATCAGGCCATTGGCTTGTCGGGAACAGAACTATCACTAATCAACGGGCAGTTAGGCGGCCTGGGTACGATGCTGACGGAAACAAATAATTTCCAAATCCTGCACCTGGACGCTATCATCAACGACATCTACCAGGGGATTTGCACAAGCGCCGCAGCCTGCTTCGCAACAATTCAGGCATCGGCGGATAGCACCCACTACGGCCAAGTGCCGAATATGACGAAGGTATACGCGACGGCGCTCCCTTTTGGTCAGATGACCAGTGCAAGGGAAACAATCAGGCAGGGTACAAACGCTCTAGTCGTCGCTGGCGCAATCGCGGGAACGCTGAACTATCAGGGCGTGGATGACATTGCCACCGACCCGATTGCAGCCACGCAGACGGCTCCGACTGCTTATCTGCCCAATCAATCCGCGATCTCTGTAAGTTCATGCTCTTATTCCAGCCCCAACGAGACGTGCACTTTATCGAGTCCGTTACCTAGTTATGAGTGCTACGCGGGGTCTGTCTTGCTGTTCGCTGGCGCTGCAAGTCAGGTAAACGGCAACAAAACTCTGACCAGTTGCACAGGGAGCACAGTGGTCTTTCCAGTGGCCTCGAATCCTGGAGTGACTACGGGAACAGCGACATGGGTCACAAATGGGAACTGGTACGTCGATGGGACGCATGAGGGGCCAGCACTCTATCAGGAACTCTCTACACAGGACAATGTTTCGATGCTTGCCGCACAGGGCGCATTGAACACCTGCACGCTCATCAAAAAGCAGATTCCTTGGCAAGTCCCTGCTGTGGCGGGAGTGGGAACTCCAGCCACGACGCTGACTCTTCCCGTACTTCAGCTCTTTCCCGGCTGGCAGGTTTGTTCGCTGAGTGTCAACGTCACCACAGCTTATACAGGGCCTACGACGCTGACGATGAGTATCGGCGACAGTACGGGGACGGCAACACAATATCTCGCGCCAACGAATCTGATGGCCACGGGTACCACGATTGCATCTCCACCGACTTTTGCGTCGTCAAACGGCGTGGTTCAGCTTAATTTCATCTCCACTGTTGCGAACATTAATGCGATAACTGGAGGAAATGTGAACGTGAATATCGGCGTGATTGTGCGGCCGTAGGCAGCGCGGCGAAAGACCGAACGATTCGCGGGGCATCATCTCGCTCTCCAGTGTTGGTGGCTCGGCCTCAGGCAACACAATTTCCTACACGTTCGCTGTTCCATTTACGTCAGCGCCGTTGGTGATGACGCAGTATGCGGGAGCAGATACGACATGGAGTGCACCTACGGTCACGAAGACAGGCATCACATGGATACACTCTGCCGCAGTGCCGTCCTGTTGTGCAACCTACACCGTGACTTATCAGGTGTTTCCATGACCCTCGCACTTGCACTGATTCTTGCAGCAGGGCTCAGCCTCCGGCGCCTCTGGCCGGGATGGGGGACAGGTAATTAAGCGATGGGCAATGCAGTACCGGCGAGGCTCCAGTAAATAGGAAGGCCGGGGTAGACAGAGATCGAGGGCCAGGAGATGACATGGCGCAGGGACGAGAGCATGAATACGATCTGCAATGCCAAACTGAGTGTCTCGCGCTCGCAAATTTGCGCGGAGAGGTAGGAACACAGAAGAAGATGCTTGAAGACCTTGTTCACGATCTACGCGGCAATGGTAACCCAGGATTCTTTCGGGAAATGGCTAACTTTCAGAAAGAAGCCCACGAGTTCTTTACCGATCACAGAGCGCACGAAAAGGACCACGAAATACACCAAAACAAGCGCGACCAGGGAATCAAGGATCACCTTGAGGCAACAAACCGAAAGCAGACAATTCGACTCTCTATTGCCGGAGTGATTATCGCTGGCCTGATGCTCTGGCTTACCTACCGCGACTCGATGCGCAAAATAAGCATCAGCATCCCGATTCCGGGCATATCATCGTCACAGGGAACAGCACCGCAAACGGTGACTAGCGAAAGGATAAGTCAATGAGCACGTGGCCGAACAAACCGAACCCACTTCCTCCTCCCGGTCAACCAATGCCGAAACCGCCAGACCCATGCGTGGAAGCGCCCGTCACAGAGCCGGATCAGGTATGGGATGACCCAGTTCCGGCGCAGAAACAGGCGCGAATCTGGCGCGAAGACGTGATCCGGCTGGAGAGCGTCATCGCCAAACTGACAGCAAAGGAGTAGCCATGCAATTCCTCAAACAACTGTGGGCCTCGATTAAGAGCAACCCTATTTTCGTCACCACTTCCAGTGCTGCCGTGGGTGCGGTGGTCTCAGCGATTCAAGATGAGCTTGCATCCGGAAAGATCGACTGGACGCGCGCTGGTCTGAACAAGCTGACCGGCTATGCCCTGACCGCTGCAATCGCCGCCCTGGTGCATCTATACCGTCCCGCGCCGGGCACTAACCCAAACGCAACCAAGCAGTAAGGAGGACCATGAAACGAATCACCGCAGTAGTCGCCGCCGTCGCGCTCTGGGCGTCGGTTTGCTGGATGAGCGCATGCTCTGGAGTCACCATCGCTCAGGACATCGTAAACTGGACCCCGACCGTTGTTTCAACCGCTACCACTATCGGCCAGGTCGTTGCCAGCCTTGACCCCGCGGAGGCAACAATTATTGCCGCTGCCACAACCGGTTTTGTCGCGGCTGCCGATCTATTTTCTAACCAGGCAAAAACCTATCTCGCCAACCCGACCGCAAGTGCATTGCAGCAACTTCAAGCTCAGATACTCGGATTTCAGCAGAATGTCAACGCTGCACTCTTACAAGCGGTGAAGATCGTCAACCCCGCCAGTCAGCAACGTATCATGCTGGCGATTCAAGGGCTGGCCACAGCACTAACGGCGGTTCTGGCGCTGATCTCTACTATCAAAGGCAATACGCTCTCTGTTGGGGTCATCGCCGCACCTATCAAGGTATCCATGGTCGAGCCGCTGATGAACCAGCAAGAGCAGATCAGAATGATCGCTGCGCACTACGGGACATCTGAGAAGCAGGCGCAGATTCAGATTACCTTTGCGCAGCAGCAGCTTTCCGCAGTTGGGCTGTAAATTCCCCTGGAGGCCGCAACCTTTGTCGTTGAAAGGATGTCGCGGCAGTTGCCAGAGCAGGAGGGGCCTCGAAAGGGGCCCTTTCCATTTCAAGATGTTGCCTCTCCGGTTTCTGCCGCTTCCCGGGGATCACGCGGGCTCGAAGCAGAGCGGCGGTAGAGCCCGCGGCAACACAAATTCAAGAGTCGAGGAAACCATGGACATCAATCACTCAAAAGGCAAGTCGATGTTTCGGGCAAAGAAGATCCCGCTGCCTGGCAACGAGAAGTTCCACATGAAGCAAGAGGAGCCGCTCAACAACGGCGCCGCAGAGAAACCGTCGAATCTCAAGCCGAAGAGAGCCGGTCAGCGCATCTTTGGCAAGAAAGCGGGCTGCTAATGAGTGCACCGGGATACGCTGGAAGCCAGTACGTCCTCGACATCAACGGCAGCGGCGGTGCATTTGTTTCCGTCCTAGCCAAGTCCACCGTCCGCCGGCTCATCATCAAAGAAAGCACACTTACAGCCGCTGGGGGAGCAAACACGCTTCAAGGCCTGCTCCAATACAGAGTTCCAAACGACAACACAGCCAATGGGTTTACGACCATCTTCACCGAGGCCGGCGCGAACGACGTAACCGCTCAGGGAAACATCACTGAGGCGGAGATTGTCCTTGGCGGGGACCGAACACAGCACCTGGAGATGGGCGAGATCATCGGCCAACTCGCACAGCCAATCGTGGGCATGCCCGCCGCACAGCAGGCGGCACAAGCGGCTACTACGATGATCCAATTGCGCTCTGGCACTGCGACAGGGACCAGTGTCATGGTCATCGAGTACAACTAATGCGATTCCCTTGGGTCTCCCGCGAACGCTTCAACGAGGAACGCACTCGCGCGCAGAAGGCTGAAGATGCGCTCGAAGCGCTGCGCACCAAATTCCTCGACTATCTGGAGCGGCACCCAGCGGCGCTGCCTGTGATTGGAGCGGAGACAGACTTGTCGAAGATTCAGCCAATCCAGGGCCGTCCCACCATCGCCAACGTCATCGGCTTTGCCAATCAGAGCGCTTACGCCGCGGCCCAGGTCCCCGGCGCCAAGGGTGTAGCGGCGCAGCTCGACGAAATGCGGGCTAGATTACTCCGCATAAAGAGGGAAGCAAATGGCGGCTAGTCCTCCAGTTCTGACCATGCAATCCGGCGCGATGCCGCCAGATCAAGGGCAGCAGCAACCGCAACCCTCGCCCAACGTCGAGCACAACCCACAGAACCCTCTCCGCGGCGACTCTGAGCAGCTCGAGCGCATGTGTGGACTGACCAAGGAGGAGGGTCAGCGCATCGTCGGCGAGATCATTCAGCCATTCCGGACCCAGTGGGCAACCGACCGCATCATGAAGATGCCGAACTGGCTCAAGAGCACCGAGTACGACAAGGGCAAGCAGATTCTTGGATGGGATCCGATCAGCCGGACTTACTTTGATGCGGTCGCCTGGTATCGCCAGAACAATCAGGAGTCCGATTACAGCTACCTCGAGAAGTATGTCAACAACATCACTCAGACCTGCCGGCGCAACTTTGCCGCGGCCGTGGCGCGCGCCGTGCCCCCCGTCGTTGTTCGTCCTGAGAACGCTGAGAACCTGGCCGACATGACGACCGCCAAGGCTGCCCAGGAAGCAATCTCGATCATCGAAGAGGCGAATGCGGTCAAGGGCTTGCTCGGACTGGAATCCCAATACCTATTCCTCTACGGTGTCTACTTCAAGTGGACTCGGTTCGTCATCGATGGGACATGGGTAGGCTATAAGGACGTTCCGCAGTATGGCGACGTCGATGCCAAAATCTCTGACGACCATTTCCATTGCACCACCTGCGGGCAAGACTCCTCTGAAACGGAGATGGCCCAATCTGGCGGCATGAACTGCGTGCACTGCGGTGCGCAGCTCAGCCCCCAAGACTTCCAACCTGGCGAGACATCCTCGGTCATTGGCCAGACCGGGACGAAGAAGAAGCCGAACGGGCTGCCGAAGTGGTCTATCTATTCTCCGCTCCAGGTCGACACCGATCCAACCAAAGAGTTTCTCGCCGATGTTCCGCTTCTGGCGCTTGAGTGGGAAGTTGACGCCTCGGACATTCGCGCAACCTTCCCTGACATGGCCGATGAGATAACCGAGGGGGTCGAGAGCGCGACAAACGACAACGCAAGTTATGAGCGGCTGGTCCGGACGATGGTATTCTCGTCCTCGTTCTCGGTCACGGCCGACATCTTCGCGGCGCGCGGGACGTACTCGCTCGTCTGGGTCCAGCCAAATTCCTACTACCGCATCGCTGCGGACAAGCCTTTTGTCCAGAAGTTGCAGCAGCTATTCCCCTACGGTCTAAAGTTGAGCATGTGGGGCCCGGTGATCCTCAACATCGAGCCGGCCGTGCTGATCAAAGAGTGGTCGGCCTGCAAACTTCACCACGGTTACGGCCTATATCCGCCGAGCGTGGCCGACAACGTAGTTCCGTTCAACGAGCGGTTCAATGCCATCAACAACATCCTCGACGACTACATGGAGCGCTGCTCGACTGGCATCACGCTGGTTGACCCCAGGCGCATCGACATTCGGGAGATGAGCGGCAAGCCGCTGACTGGCGGAGTGCTCAATCCAACCCCGTCAATCGGCGAGGGAGTCACCCAGCCTCTGTCGAATGCAATCTACCACTTCCAGTTCCAGATGGACCCCGGCCTGATGAACTACCTCGACCGGCTCTGGAACTACTGCCAGATCATCTCCGGCATACCGCCCCAGGTATCCGGTACCGGGACCACACCCGGCGTCGAGACCGGCAAGGGTCAGAAGCAGATGCTCGATCAGGCCATGGGACCGCTGGGCGACATCTACGATTCGATCAAGGATGAACATGCCGCCGCCGGCCAGAACGCCATTGAGTGCCTTCAGGTCAACATGAAGTACACTGGCTCACTTTGGCAGGTAATTGAGGAGAACGGCAGCGAGTTCCGCAACAACTACGTCCACCTTGACGAGATGCAGGGACGGGTGAGGGTGAAGGCCAACACTGACGAAGGCCTGCCAATGACGCCCGAGCAAAAGCGGCAATGGTGCGAGACCATCATGGAGATGGCCGAGAAGCAGAACCCGGCAGCCCTGGCCTGGCTTGACGAGACAGCTAACCAGCAACTCCTCAACGATTACTGGGGTCTGCCGGGCTCGGTTGCCCCTGGCGCCGCACAGCGTTCAAAGACGCTTCAGGACATCCGCCGGCTGCTCCAGACGCCCCCTACACCGAAGATTGGCCCCAACGGGATGCAGATGACCGACCCCGACGACGGGACGCCCATGTTCAATCCGTCGATCGCTCCGAACAAGTGGGTTGAGGATTACACCATTCTGCTCCCGACAATCGACCAGTTCTGCGCTGAGAACTGCGACGTCAAGCAGCAGAATCCGCTCGGCTGGCAGAATATCATCGCGTTCAAGAGGCTGGCGCTCGATTACGAGGCACAGGTTGCCAGCTATAAGGAAAAACTCAAAGGCGAGATTGGCCGGGCAGGTGCGCCGCCTCCGCCACAACCCAATCCGACCGTGCAGCAACTTGAAGCCGCAGCACTTGATGATGCCATGGCCGCACTCGCCAACCTTCGGCAGCAAGCCGCAGTCCCGATCACGACACCTAAACTCAGTGGAGCACCCGTACAGGCGGCAAAAGAGTTGGTTGATAAGGTCTCAAAGTTCATTTCAGCATAAGGAGAATTGGCATGTCTCACGTCTTCAATGACTCAGTAATTTATGTCCGGAACGGCAAACCCATTCCGGCAATCGTGCTCTCGTCGCTCCAGTCCGATAAGGGCGAACTGCTCACCCTGCTCTACGCACAGCCTGAGATTGGCCCCACGCTGCTCGCCCAGGGCACCACGCGCGGTATTGCGCAGGTGCAACAGGCGGTACAGCCATTTGTCGAGGGGAATGTGTTTGGGTGGAGGCCATGGGGCGAAGTGGCACCAGTTGAGCCGGTTCCTGTTCCTCAGACTCCAACTGCTATCCCCGACAGAGCCCCCGAGCAACTCGACGAGGCTCAAGGCCCGGTCACGCCCGGCGCGCCCGAGTCGCCGCACGCGATCGAGCAGGCAGGTGGCCATCAGGGCGCAGAGAATCCCGACGGCGGAGAGTTTGGGCACGGCGTCGGCACCATCCCCGAAGGCATCACCATCGCCCCGGAAGTTCCATTGGTCGAAGGCGAACCAGGATCAACCTCAGACAACCCGCTCCCCGGCTAAAAGTCACTTCGCCATCGTGTCAACCACAACCTGACAACCTGACGGGACAAGTTCTCGCAGTCTTTTGAAGGAGCATCACCCATGGCAACAACCCCTGTAATCCCGATCTCAGCACCAGCCGCCGCCGCGCCCGCACCGGCCCCGGCTCCAGCGCCCGCCGCTGCTCCTCCGGCAGCATCCCCCGCTTCGGCGGCCCCGTCCACCCCCGCGCCAGCGGCAACAACAGCAACACCCGCCGCTGGCGTCTCGCCGTCCTCGACCACTCCGCAGCCGCCCGCCAAACTCAACCCCGGCGAGTACGGCAACGCCACCGACTCCTACATGGCCGAGGTTCAATGGAAGCAGGACCTGGCCGCATTCAAGGAAGCGAACCCCAATGTCCCGGTAACTGACGAATCGCCGTGGGAAGGAACGGAAGCGCCTGCAACCGAGACGCCGGCCGCCGAACCGGAGGCGCAACCAGTAGAAGGTGAGACGAAACCGGCCGAGACTGAAACGGCCGCCGACGCCGAGCCGTTCACAATGGACGATGGACCGGCCCCGCTGACGCCCCAGGCGCTCAACGATCTGCTCAAGGGCGATGAAGCGCTCAAAGCTGCAGTCGAGGCTAACCCTGCTGCCAAGGGCGCATTATTCAAGATGGCGCGCGAGAACGCGGAACTGTCGCAATTCAAGGGCATTTTCCCGAACAAAGATGCTGCCACCTTTGCCCGCGACACCGCCAATCGCACCATCGGCCTGCGCAGCCAGTTCCAGATGGCCGAGACGCCGGAGGGAATGTCCAAGGCATTCGACTCGTTCATGCAGGAGTTTGCGGTTGTCGGCGCCGATGGCAAGCAGGTCATAGACGAAACAGGCCAGCCGGTCTACGGCGACGACCTGTACCTCTTTGGCGAGCACGTGGTTGACCGTTATGCGGATTCAACGCTTGCCGAGGTCGAGGCGCGCATTGCCGCCAACCAGTATACCGATGATGCCCAGCGGGAGCGGGATAATGATCTCAAGCTCGCGCTCTCAATCATCAAGGATGACTTGCACCCGGCAGATCCAGCCGTAAAGCAAGATCCCGACCTGTCGCACCTTGACGAGAATACCCGCAAGGATGTTCAGGCCCGGCTTGACGAGGCCAAGCGGATCGAGAGCGAGAATGCTGCGGCCAAGGCTGGCAGCAAGAAGCAGAACCGGGAACAGGCCCGGACTGAGGGAAATGCCAAGTTCTTTGCCGATGCCGGCAAGCGGACATTCGATCAAGCCCGCGGCATGGTCGAGAAGCTCCGCGCGGCTGGCGCCGTCATTCCGCAGTGGCAGTTGGACGCCAAAGTTCCCGGCCAGAACTACACCGCATTCGACAACGAAGTAGGCAAGGCTATTGAGACGCACATCAAAGCCGACCCCTACGAGAGCAACAAGCAAATGCAGCTTGAGTTGCAGTACATCGCCAACCCAACCCCCGAAAACCTCCAGGCACGTCTTTCCGCCTTCGACGCCATGTTGCAGTCGAGAGATGATAGCGGCAAGAGCCTGCTCAACCGGATCGTGACCAAGCTGGTTCGCCAGTACGGCCAGCAGGCATCGACCGCAGCGACAGCCGCAGCGGGAGCAGACAAGGCTCCCGCGGCCAGCGTCGAGCCGAAGGCAGGCCCGGCAGCCCGCCCGCAGCAGATGAGCCCCGACGACGCATACAGAGAGGCAACAAAACAACTTGCATCCGAGGTAAAAGACTGGCATTCTTTAGGTGCAAGCGAGCAAATGAGCCAAACGCTCGCACGCCAACGGCGATTGCTGGTTGGCAGGTAGTAAGTTTGCTCCGCAGCGCGAAAACGGTCCCCTCTTGGGTCTAACCGGCCCTACATTGGCATTGGTTCCCGCAAGGGAAAGAGTCCGGGGGCGGAGCAAAAGAGTTCGAGGAAAAACGATATGCGCGGGTTCGTTTACTTGATTGGCTCTAAAAGGCATAGTTGGTACAAGATAGGAAGAGCCTTGAGTCCGCGCGTTCGCGTGAGGGAATTAGGAATCTTGCTCCCTTTTGAGTTGGAGATTTTTGCTGTCTGGAAAACCGTAAACTGCGTGGAACTGGAAACCTACCTGCATAAGCGATACGCCGCGCAGAGACTTAACGGGGAATGGTTCCATTTTAATGGTCCTGATCTGGAAGTATTGATCGAGGATCAGAATTTGCCGTTGTTTGCCGAGCGCATAGATGTCGCCCAACCGAAGCCTCGCCGGGTCAAACCAGAGCGTTTGTTCATGCAGCTCATGCGAGTGTGGTTAGAAGTCAACAACCTGGAAGATAACGGAAAGAATAGAGGCCTAGCCTCACAAGCGGTTCGAGAAGAGTTGGCTGTTCGTAAGGGTAAGAACGATCCAGACGTACCAAATATCGGCGTATCATCCGCTTCCGCCGACGGGACGATCGATTCGAAAACCTTAGTGATTCAGTAACCTTTCGCCGCGCGTAGGGCTAAGCCCTCACCGCCCCAAGCCGCCCCTGGCATCGTCCCGAGGCGCACCGCCCACTCCTAACCGAGCAATGCCGCGACACGCTCCCCACATGGAACGTGAGCGAAGGAGTGTTTCATCATGCCCGCACCTAATTTCACCACCGCATCTGCTGATTCCGTCATCATGCTGCAGACCTACACGCCCCCCAAGGAAGTCATTGAGAACATGGAGTCGGAGCTTGACCGCCGGTTCTCGACCATGGGCCCGCAGACCATCACCAGCCTCCAGGAATTCCGCGTCATGCTGCAGTACGAGTACGGTGGCAGCTTCGGCGCCGGCTCGACCGATGGCGGCAACTACCCGACCGGCACTGGCGGGGCCTACAACGAGGGGATTATGACCCCCGTCGAAATCCTGCTCGCCATCACCTGCACCGATCTCCAGAAGCGCATCGGCAATTCCGGCAAGACAGTTATCGCCGTCAACCCCGTCGACAAGCTCGTGGCCGACGCTCACACCAAGATGCCCAAGAAGCGGAATCAGTCGCTTCAGGGATTCAACACCGGCCAGATCGCAACCGTCTCGGCCACCTACGCCGGCGGAGGCGCCAACCCCATCGCTCTGGCATCCTCGCCCTTCGGTTCCCGCCTGATCGACATTCAGGACACCGTTCAGTTCATGTCGGGCGACGGAAACTACACTCTCCGCGGCGCGGCTGTTGTGGTCGATGCTCCCAAGAACGGCATCGGCACTGGCAACCAGATCACTGTTGACAATGTGCCCCCTGGCGTGGTCGCCGGCGATTACGTGATGGTCAACAACGTGGCGTCTGGATCCCCGCTGTTCTTCAACGGCATCCAGTACATCGTCAGCCCGAACACGACCGGCGAGTATCTGGGGATGGACCGTAGCCTCTCCTACGTCCAGAGCCCGGCCTACAATGCCAACTCCCTGCTCACCCTGGGTATCGTCGAGACGTTCCTGACCCGGATGCAGCAGGCCATGGGCAACACGACCTATAATCGCGACCGGCCCAAGAACTTTTGGTACGGACACAACGCGCAAAGGGCATCGTGGAACCAGTTGGGATTTGCCATCCAGCAAGTGACCATGCCGACCGGCAAGGCTCCCAAGTTTGACGGCGTGCCCGACACGTTCACCATGGAGATGATTGCCGGCGTCGAGTGGCTTCTGGACACCGTGGCGGCCATCGACAAACTCTACTTCATGGATCGCTCCAGTATGATCCGCTGCCGCTTCAATGATGCGCCCCAGTTTGTCCCCGGTCAGATCGAGGGCATCTGGTTCCAGCGGCCGAGCGGCAACAACACGTCGAGCTACAAGGATGCCTGGCTCTACGACGCCGTAAACTACGCCTCGCGTAATAACTGGACGAGCGGCGTTATCTATGGCTTGTCCATTCAGACCAGCTTTTCAAATTAGTGAATTGTAAGGACTTAGATTAATTCTATGTCCTTCCAATTCAACCCCGACACGTAACCTCGGCGGGCTGCTTCGGCGGCCCGCTTCAGTTTGGAGGAAGCATGACACCACCCTGCAACGGTGAAACAGTCAAGGAGCGAGTTGAACGGGAAGCACGAGAGAGCATGATTCCCGAGGGCGAGTTGATTGGGTCTTTCGACGCTCAAGTTTGGGCGAAGGAATTCGTGAAGCATAACCTGGCTTATCACATTGGGCTTGATGAGGCCACGTTGACCACTTGGTTTGCAAACGCGCTCATGCGGGGCTACGACGAGTACCGCTGGCGCACCAAGGCTTACAAGAGGTCCATCCGTCGCGCTTTGCATCCGTGGTATTCTTGGCGGCGCTACTTCACTCCGCTCGATAGGTTTGGTCGCTAATGCTCGATCCTCTCCGCGACACGCCCCATGAAGTAACCGCCAAACTACTCGCATGGGGTGGCAAGAATGAATTCAATCAGCCGAATTGGCGCATCATCCTTGCTGAAAACCATCTCGTCCAGCGCGCCGGCATGTGGACGGAATTCGCAGAGGACACCGAGCAGGTGCACTTTGAGACGGTCGGCAAGGACGTTCGCTACCAGACCCGCCAGATCGCGCCGGACGCTATTCGAGTCGGCATGTTCTGGGTTCCCAAGTATCCCTGCACCGGCTGGATTCTTGAGCGGTGGTTTCCGCCATCGGCTTATGGGTCCAGGCAGCAGTGGGAGTCGGCTCTCTCTCAGGACAACGTGACGCCGATGATGGGCCCATATCCCGAGCGCGGCGGCTACTTCATGCTATCCGGCGGTGGTCCATGGCCGCAGATACCGCTGCTCGAGGACATTCACCAGGCCATCGCGCAATGGGAAAACTCATCGCACTGTCATGGCATTGTTGACGAGAAGGAAATTGCCCGCGCGATGCAGAAGGACATGGAGGAGGCTGACGCAAAGGAAGCGGCCCAGTATGACGCTTTCCTGCGCGAAGTCACCTACATGCGCGAGACGCATCTGGAATTCATCAAGGGAAATCCGGCACTCTCGGGCTTCCGCAACCGGCTCGTCAACAAGCAAGGCTTGATGAGTCACCTCTAACCTCGCGGGACAAGTTCTCGGAGCGCAACAGAAGGAGCGTATCACCATGGCAACTATCCCAGCCCCAATCATCGGCGCCGACTCAATGCTTTCATCCGGCGGCCGTCCCGACACCGCAAGCCTCGGTCATGCAGCCCAGGAGCGGCTTGCAATCCGCGAACAGAAACTCACCGAACTGGAACTCCGCGGCGAAATCAAGCCGGCAACGATCATCAACCTTTCGCCGTTCCCGCTCAAGGTCGAAACTGGCCTCTGGGACTACACGGTTCCCGCAAAGCCCAGTGACAAGCCGTTTGGCGTTCTCACCGTCATTGGAACCCGCAGCTTTCCCATCTACCGCGGCAATCAGGAGATGTCGGACAAGAGCCTCCGGGCTCGCTACGACGTCAAGATTCTGCTCCCGGTCGAACAGTTGATGGAATTCAAGCACTGGTACATTGGCGAGACCGACGAGGACAAACTCGTGAAGTCGGGCGGCGTTGTGGTCTTCGAGGGCGACATGGACGGCGTGAAGCCGGACACCGTTGTTCGCGTTCCGGAATACGTCTTCAAAAAGGGACGCCGCTATTTACGCTTCATCGACCGTCCACTGAAAGACTGCATCGCCCAGGCAAGGGAGCAACTTTACAACCATTGCCATGCGGTGCTGATTGAGGCGGGACACGATGCCGACGACCCGCAGAAGCGCAAGAACATTCAGAAGTACCAGCACACCGTGGCTGACTTCATGTTGCAGCAGAAGCAGATTCAGAAAGCCCCATCCTGGCGCGAAGTCCAGTTCAAGGCCGAGGATTGCTGCCCGCGATGCAACGCGCAGTACGTGTCGAAAACAGGCATGTGCAAGTGCTCTTACGTGGTCGATCCGCTGCTCGCATTCATGAGCGGTGAAATCGAATTCGAGAATGTCCGAATGAACACACTGACCGGTGAGGCGTGGAAGAAAGCCAAGGCTGAGCAGGACCGGCGCATTAAGTTGAGGGAATAGTCCATGCAAAATAGAGGGGATGTTTTCTCCCAGGTAGGTGGCCTCGTTGGGGTCACCTACCCCGATGATGACTGGCTCACTCAGGAGTATCTCGCCCCGAAATGCAATACGGCTTACGAGCAGAGCATCATGTATTTGGAGCTTTCTTGCTCGCCGTATATCGAAAAGGTGGTCATCATTCCCGCCGTGCCGGTTGGCGTGGATGAGAACAACCTCACTCCGTTTGCAGTTGGACAGGGAAACAATCAGACTTATCCGCTCAAGAATCTCGTTGAACCCCGTTTCGTTGACTTCCGAGTTACCGGGCAGACTGGACCGTGGAAGCCCTGCCAGGACTGCACCATCCTGCCGGATACGCCGCCACAAGTGCAACAAGGGATATTCGACTTTCGCGTGCGCGGAGACTTCCGGCCCGACGATCTCACAACCGATGATAGCGTGGTCGAGCTTCACCCGCTCGCGGCGCATGCCCTGGCGTATTCGATTGGTGCGCTGATTGGACTGGAGCGGCCCAATGATGCGTGGGCGGAGAACTACGGCAAGCAGGCCAAAGCCTCTTGGGATGTGATCTCTGCAAAGCTCACCCAGCAGATGCAGCGGCAAACATTCCGGCTCGGTTCACCGAATCACAATACCCGACAGCGCGGCGGGTGGAACTGGAATCTACAAGGAAACATAGGTTTCGAATGGCGTTCGTTCGGCCTGTACGTCCAGATGGTCTAAACAATTCAACCAAGGAGCATTCACCATGGCAAACGCAGTTACTATTCTCTACCAGAAGCATGGCGTCAACTTCAAGTCCACCGTATTCAACATTGCGCTCAGCGGAAACTACGCGGCGCCCGAGGTCGTGACGCTCACCAGCGCTGCATCCAACCCGGCCGCCCATACCGTGACCGGGCCCTCGGGAGCGGCAATGCTGCCTCCGCGCATCACGTCGAACAACGTATCTGGCTATGTGCCCAACCTTGTTGCCACGGCCACGGCGGGACAGTACAACCTGACGCTAGCTGCCGCTGCTGCCGCATTCGCTGGGGCCTATGCTGCCGGTGCGAACATCACTGTCGAAATCGACCACGCCATGCAGGAACTGTAAGGCAGGTAAATGGCCAATTACGGCGGGGCCACTAAGGTTGAATTTAGTCGCTGGTTGGGGTTGGTCGATGAGGACGACCCCACCAATCTCCCGATGGGGTGTGCTGCCTTATCGCTGAACTGCCGATTCAATTTGACTGAAGTGGGAACAAGGTATGGCGTCCAAACTGCCATCCAAGGAATCAACCAAAGTCCCATCGCAGGTCTCTTGCCGTGCGCCTACACGCCGGAGAGTGCGACTCAGGACTACTTTCAAACCATCCTGCTCTACGACTATTCCGGCGCGCTCCAGATAGAGAACCCCACCGGGACGGGCCGCACAACACCCATCAGCTCCCCGCTGGTGAACCTGCCCGCCCAATCCTACATGATCGGAACCCAGGCCTACAACCGGGCATGGATGGCATTCTCAAACCTTCTCACTCCCACAGAATTCCCTGCCGCATACGATCTCTTCACCCAAAACCTCTACCCCTACGGCATGAAACCGGTCGGCTTTGGCTGGTACGCCGGCGCCCAGGTTCTTGTCGGCGAGTGCTGCACGCTGTCTGATATTCGGTACGGCGTTACGGTTGCCGTCGGGAATGGCCATCTCTACATCTGCACGCAGGCTGGAACTTGCGGCAATGTGCAGCCAGTTTGGACCGCCGTCGAGGGACAGATATACAACGATGGTGGCGTTATCTGGAAAGAGCAGACGCCGGTAATGGCTAATCGTATTCCTATTCCGGCATCCCCAGTTCTATCTCTGGCCGGCGGCGGGACATGGGGAACCGGAGCCGATGTCTATATTGCCATCACGATGGTCAACAGCATCGGCGAGACACTGCCATCTATCCCGGTTTTCATCAATCCAATTGCAGGCGGTACGACGGTCAACGTGAAAATCCCCGCGTTGGCGTCTCTAGCTGGATGGATGCAGGGTTTGCCCGCTAACTACGTCCCCACTGGAGCGAACGTCTATGTGGCGGAGGTAACACACGGATCTCCGGCCCCGCAACTCTTAACTTATGTAAAATTCAACGCGACCCCGGTTGCGCTTGGAACACTTTACGGAGTGACCACTCTTGGCGGCTCGGTGAATCCGCCAACAACCAACACGGCGCGCATTACAGGCGGTCAGTTGCCGACGCCCGACGTTGAGCCAGTCATGGCGCGCTCCGCAGGTGGCGGCACATTCCCTGCCGGACGCGATGTCTATATCCTCCAGACATATGTCAACGCCGCCGGAGAGACGCTCCCAGGCCCAGCAAACTCGATGGTTAACACATTGGTCGATGATGCGTTCGTCATTTCCACGCAATTTCCACAAGGCTATGCTGTCACTGGGATCCGGCTCTATGAATGCGACGTGCCGACCGGGACGGTATTCGATGGCAGCACATTCCCTCAATTCGGAGACTTCGCCTTAATCGGAACCTACGGCACTGGCGCGACCGTGACCGTCGCAAGCAGTGTATCTGGCCCGCCCCCGCCCACGGCCAATACGACCGGCACAGCCGGCAACATCGCCCAGGACACGGCACAGGGTGGGCCCAACGGAACTCAGGGCTACCGCTGGATGACGATTGCCTATCAGGATATGTTTGACACCATCTCCGGATTCACGCAGGCGTCGGCGGTCAACTACATCGTTGACGAGAATGGGTGGGAGCTTTCCGTCTTCAATCTTCCGACTGGGCCTGCTTACATCCAGAATGTAATCTGCAACTTCGCGGTTGCCGATGGAGTGAGCGCAGGGCCTTACGCCTACTCGCCGACCACTCTGGTCTCTGATGGAATTCAAATCACGGCGACTATCTTCCCGAATGGAACTTCGACAGCAACCGTCAACTTCACGGACGAGTATCTTGCCGGACTCATCGCATCCGTGGGCACGAATACAACCGACCGGCTGCGCGTGATCCAGCCACAGCAATGCGTTGATCTCTACTACTCGGAGGCGACTGACCGCATATTCCAGAGTGGCGTGCCGGGATTCTACTCCGGTCACTGGGTCTCGCTGGCCGCCGACCCTGAGAGCTACTACGGTGACACGTCCGGCATTCAGGTTGGAACCGATGACGGTGAGCGTGCCTGGTGCGTAAGGGAGTATCAGGGCGTCCCCTACTCGCTTCGAGAGCGGTCTGGCTTTGAGTTGTCACCATCAACTGCAGATCCAGCCACATGGACTGTGACGAAACGCTGGACGAAGGTGGGGCCGTGCGGGCCGCGCGCCGTCGATGTATGTGGTCAATTCCTGCTTTTCATCCATTCGAGCGGAATCTACAAGTACGAGTCGTCCTGGCCGGAGTTGGTCTCAAAGGAGCTGAATCGCTTCTGGAACACGATCAACTGGCAGGCTCAGGAGACTATCTGGTGCGCGATCGATGTTGAGTATCACGAGGTCCACATCGGCCTCCCGGTTGGATCGAGCACGGTTCCCAATGTTGTTTTGGTGCTGAACTATGAGGAGGGGTGGAACAATCCGCTTCTGTTCTCGCGTTACTCTGGCAAGGAAATCACCATTGAGGCATGCCGTAAGTACAGCGTCTGGACCAACATCACCGCCTACTGCGGGATGCGGGCATACCGGACAGTCACAGGCTTGCCTACGCCAGATGAAGGTCCGGTAGACACGACCGAGGAGATCAGCCGGCAATACATCTCGCAGATGCTTTATGCCTCATCGGCTCCGGACGGAACAGTCCAGGCTCTAACTCCCGGTATCTACAACGACAACACGGCCGGAATTGATTGCCAGTATGAGACCGTCGCCGCGCAGCAGATGATGACGCTGTGCAAGTTGCAGGGCTTGAATATGAATGCCCGCGGCAACGGCAGCCTGTTCGTTGAATTCATCGCAGGAGCCCGCCGCATCACCGACTGGGAGGCCGATACACCGCAGCCGAGCTGGCTGGTCAAGATGAAGCCGATTCAGCTTGAATTGAATCCGACCAAGGGAATCAGCAAGAACACGCCCAGCAAGTTGAATGAGCGCTGGAGGTTGCGGCTGACCAACGGTTGCATCGCCGACGCCTGGTGGTCGATGAAATACAGTTGCGTCTTTATCTCGCCGATGTTTGCAGGCCGGCTGGCCGGGGAGAGCAAGTAGATGGCACTCTCAAAGTCTCAAATAAATGCCGTGAAAGATTTCGGGCTGCGCACCGTTCTGCTCGGGATGTACGCGCAGCTCGAGGTCCACAACAACGCGACAGGGACAAACTTTGTCGAGCCTACGAATTCGCCTCAACAACCGTCCTCGGCTCCGCCGCCGGCCGCCTCGTTCTCGGTTACTGGCGCGAATGCCGCTTTCAACATACAGATCACCAACCCTAAACAGTCGATCAACAAGACCATCTACCACGAGATGAGTTATTGCGCCGTGACCAGCTTTGTCGGGCAGGTGACGACTCTGCCGGTCCAGACAACGACACAGTTGACCGTGCCGGCTCCCGGCTTGACCGTCTTCTGGCGGCTTCGGTCGAGCTACGACCAGCACGCATGGAATGCTTATCAGGTCCAGCCGGGCGCGGTATCGAGCGAGTTGCGGTCGTCGGCTGGGGCAGAGGCGGCTATCGTGCTGAATCAGACCAACTACGCGACGGTTGACTCAGTATCGGACACGGCAGGAACGGCAGCGGTGATTAGGGTTTACGGCAAGTCTGGATTCAATACCCAGTTTCCATCGGTCAAGGGCGGTGTCGAGACTATCCTTCCCTCGGCGTCGATCATCAACGTGCCGTTTGCGACAGAGCAGGTGGTTGGATTTCAGGGCCAGGACTATGTTGCACGTGGAACACTGCCCGAGGTTCTGACCGATGGAACTACGCCGATTGGCGCCGTCAGCGTGGTCGGCAGCGGCGCGGTTGTTCTCCCGGTGGTAACGGTCACAGTTGGATTGACTGGTACCGTGACAGGATGGAATGTGGTTAGCGGCGGCAACGCGCTCAGCGACCCTGTGACGCTCAATATCGCCGACGTGGGAGTAGGTGCCACCCCGGGAGCGCAGACGATCCATGCTGGCGTGCTGATCTCGATTGCGAATGGGGCGGCTGGCAGTGGATACACGCCCGGTGACCAGCCAGTTACAGTGAGCGGCGGTGTCTTTGGCGGGAATCTTGGCGGAGGGCAGTCCATCGGCGGGAATGGCGGGCGGCTGGTAGTCAACGATGGTACTTTGGGGTGATTGGAGACCGTAATGGCATGGCAGATTCGACCAGGACACGAACACAATCACATTGACGGGCGCACGCACGTCCACCACATCCACCTTTTCAACCAGGTTACAGGCGGAGAGCACAACATCGACCTTCTCTTGGGCGCTCCGACATGCCGAGAATGTCATCGGCCGTTCGCGCAGGATGATCTTGGGCATCTTGACCCGGCGGCGGAAATCAACGCGGCGATTGAATCACTGATGGGAAACCACAACGCCATCATGGAGTACGCCGGAAAACATGGAGTACCGATTCACCTTGGGCCCCTACATTCCCACGTTCCGCCCGGCCACAAGATCACGACGCATCCATTTGGGCGCATGATGCACGTACCGCGGGAGACGAAGTGAAGCCGATCATCCTCCGTCCAGCGACCCCCGCCGATCTTCCGTATATTCGCCGCTTCCATGACGAGCAGAATGAGCGTGACGGGACCAGCTACCCGCTGCCTGCTTTCTTTGACAAGGTGGGAGCTGGAACCGATCGTGTGCCGGTGGCGCTTGTGGGTTGCGAGGAAGGGTCTGATGTGCCGGTACAGGCGATCTGGGTTGAACGGCGGGCGGAGTTGATGTTTGCTGGCTGCGATAACCCGAAGGCTACGGCATTCGCGCGGCGGGATATTGACGGTCTGGCAGGCGTGCTCTCATGGCTTGGCTACTCAGGCCTGCATTGCGATGTGCCCATCGCTCTCGCTGACGCCATCGGCAAGCCGCTCGACAAGGCGGGATTCAGCCGAAACGATGACTGTTTAGCGCACTTTTTCAAGGATTTAAGGGAGAAGACACAATGAGCCGTGCCCAGCAAGGTGACATCGTTGATACCGAGAAGGCCAATACCGCGACAAGCACAGCGGAAACGCAGGCGTCGGATGCCGCGACTCAGGCCGACATTGGCACACAGCAGAGCCAACTCGCCAAGTTCGCGGCCAATAATCCCTATGTCCAGGGCGGCCAGATGGATTCGGTGACGAATCGCCAGTTGGCAGGAACGGCGGATGCGACAGCGGCGGCGGCGGCGGCCAAGAACCAGACGCAGGCTCAGAGAACCGGGCAGAACGCATCGGCCGGCGTGGCGGCAGGTGAGGCGGAGCAGCAAGCGGCACAGCGTATGCTAGGCACCCAGGAGGCTGGGGCGACCGAGAGCCGGCTTGCGGCGGGGGCAAAGTACGGCCAGGACGTGCTCGGAGCGGAAGGGCAGATCACGCAGGCGCAGCAGAATCTTGCCTCTCAGGAATCGAACACGGCTCAGGGCCAGGCAAGCACCGAGGAGCAGGCCGCGCAGACGCCGAGCTTTATGGATGAACTGGGGCAGGGGCTTATTACTGGTGCCGGACAGATAGGCGCGGCTTACGTGGGAAAGAAGTAGGGGGAACGCATGGCGGACACGAACGGACTTCAAGGCCTAATTCCATCGGCATCCCCGATTGCGTCATCCGGCGTCGATTGGGAGGAGATGCTTGCGTCGGGAGACCCATCCGGGTATTTGGCGGCGCACCAATCGGGAGTACCGTTTCCCCTGCCGACAGCCGCGCGACCGGTGGTTGCTCCACCGAGCCCTCTTGCCGCGGCGGTAGGAAAGCCGCAAGCCGCGGTTGCTCCCGCATCGACGCCGGCGCCAGCGACAGGCACGGCAACCAACCAGCCCGCGGAGCAAGACTCCAAACCATACGGCATGACACTCGATAACAAGAGCCCAATGGAGGGATTCGGGCAGAGTCTTGCGGCTGGTGCGCAGGCCCAGATGCCGACGACCAATGCGCCCAATCCGCCAACTGATTCGACGGGCGCGCGGGCGGTCCCGTCAAATGTTCTCCCGATGGACGGAGCATCAACCGGGCAAGAAAATCCCGTCAATCCAAACAACGTCCAAGACGGCGTACTATCTTTGAAGCCTAATTCTTCCAATACCAGCGCGCCGGTCGATATGAACGCCGTTGAGTCGCGATTGGCGGCGGCGAACTCACCACGCACCGCAGCGAATCCGACAGGCGTACCGCAACTCCGTGACCCCAATGACCCGAACAGCGGGACCTACAACCCGACGCGCTGGCAGAGGTTTGGCAGAGGCTTGAAGGCTGGCCTTGAGGGTTTGGCTGAGCACGGCATAGCTGGCGCTCTCATGGGCGCAGTCGATCCGGCTGCGGTAGGCGCAACTCCATACGGCGCACCGACTCGCGCGTTCTCTGACGCAGCCAGGCGTAACGCCGGGATGACTGCGAATCTCCAACAGCAACTCACACAGGGCGCAGCAAATACGAAAACAGCAGAAGAGCAAGCCAGAACTGAATCAGAACAGCCCATTCCAATCACTGCCGCTATGGGTGAAGAGAATGCAGCGCTAAAGCCCTTCGTTGGAACGTCCTTGCCGGCATCTGCCGTTAAGACGGTTGCGGTGGCGGGGGTTAACACTCAAGGAAGAAAAGACATTGCCGGATTGAATGCTGACGAACGGGCTGCCGCGCTAGGCCTTAAATCTACGACAGGACCAGATGGGAAGTTGACTTACTCAGAAGATCCCGACTCGCCTATCACAAAGCAAAAACAGGCTCTCAGCGATTGGCGAGCTTCAATACAGAAAACACAGCAATTACGTGCCGAAATCGAAAGGGAAAAGATCACCCCAGGAACTCCAGCTTTCGAGCAAAAACAGAAACAAATAGACGCCGAGATGAAGAAGGCAAACTCCTACGCCCTTCGTGCATCGGGACAGATGCTCGGAACTGACTTAGAAGGAAACCAACTCGAAGGCGGGGCCACTTCGGCAGCAGGTAAACCTATCGGCACTTCGCTTGCGGCCCCCTACATCAAGCAGGAAGGCAAGACGGCGCAATTCAACGACGTCCTTGGCGCGACCGATAACATCGAAAAGACTGCTGAACGGCTCGTGCAGGCTGGCGGACAACTCAACAATCCGGCAGTTGCTACAGCCATTGCTGATCCGAAGAGTACTTCGGTCCAATGGGCTCAAGGTGCTTTTGCAACGAGCGGGCTCTCACCGGAGGAGCGCGATTATGTTACCAACGTCAAGGCGTACAAAGAGAACTTGCAGGCTCTCAGGCAATCGGCTGGCGGTGGCGTGTCCGATGCTCAAGTCAATCGCCTCATGGAAATGGCTCCAGGAGCCAGCACTCCGGACCTCGATTACCTCAAGAAGCAGACCGGTCAGATTCGCCTGACCGCCAATCGTCTCGCTGAGGGTTTGCCGCAGATGAAGGGCGGCCATAACGTGCGTGGCGGAACTACTCCCACATCTACCCCGAAAGCACCTTCCCCACCTCCCGGCGCTACCCACGCCTACACCGATAAGAGTGGCGCGGTTGTCGGATATGCGGTCAACGGAAAATATCAGGCGGTGAAAAAATAATGCCTACCAGTCCAGCAATTGAGGGAGTGCCGGAAGGACTGACCGAAGTCCCAATATCGTCTGGGGTGCAAGGCGTTCCGGATGGGCTCACCGAGGTTCCGCTTGGTAACCAACCCGCCGCGCCTCCCGATCTGACAGGCAAGCCTGGCGAAGGCGTTTATCCGATGTGGAACGACAACGGGCATAAGTTACCGATTCCATACAGCGCCGTCCCGAAGGCTAAGGAACTCGGCTACCAGTTCGACACGAATCCCATCCCACAGCGTGGGCTGAAACCAGAAGAAGCGTATCAGCAAGATTTCACGCAAGACCCCACACGTCCGGCGAGAGGGTTCTCGGAAACAGCGCGGCGAGGATTTACAAACCTTGGCAAAGGTATTGCGCAGTCGATCAATCCCGACGCGACTAATCCGCAAGAATCGGCAGCAAATGCCGTAGTGCCTGGAGGAGCGATTGTCGAAAGGGGTCTTGAGGGAATTGCACGGGGCGCCATAGATCAGGGCTCTCAAGCGGTAAGCGAATTCAAACAAGCTGATGCTGCAACTCCCTGGTATTCAATGAATCCCTCACCGCAAGCGGTTGAGCACCGCGAGTTAGCTCTCGGTCATGGACTAGCAGCGACTATTCCAGGTCTCGGACCTATGGCCGCCGATGCTGGACAGCAGATCGGAGAACACGTAGCGGCGGGCGACATTGGAGGCGCTATCGCCGCGCTGCTTCCTCTGGCCGCAACCATGGCGTCTGGAAAGTTGGCGCCGAAAGTGATTGAGGGTGTCAAGGCGCTCCCTGATGCCGTCCGTGCTGTCGCCCAGGATACCGCAGACGAGGCGCTGACTCAGTTCCGGCGCAACCGCCCAGTCGAGGGCGAGAACTACACCCAGGGGCAGCACAAGTCACTTAGCGGCGTTCTGGCGCGCGGAACCGGCATGGGGAAAGACTACTTCCCAAAGCAGGTCGCCCAGGACATTGGCAGTCCACTCCGGCAGGTTGCCGCCGATAATCCAGAGATAGTCAAGGCGATTCGCTCGGGAGCGCCGGAAGATGCGCTTGCGGCGACTCAAAACCTGCTCGACAAAGCCAAGGGGATTATTGACGATCAGCACCAAGCTGCACTCCAGCCCGTCGCCAATGCTCCGTTCGATCCCCGTCCAGTCCAGGCCGCAGTGACATTCCCTGAATCGCTTGAGGGATTCTCGCCGGAAGATGCGGCAGCCATCACCGACCTGAAGGATCGGCTAGGTAAGGTTGATACGTTGGGCGGGGCCAACGAACTCCGGATGTACCTCAACCGCGAACTAGCGCCACAGTTCCGCAAGAACGCAATTGCCGCCGGCCGGAGTGGGACCGTCGACTCGGCCATGTCGGACGCGCTATCGAAACTCCGTGGTGAGTATTACGACCAACTAGAAAAGGCCAGCGGGCAGGATTTCAGCGCAGCCAAGCGCACAGAGTCAAGCATCATGAAGGCTCAGGAGGCGCTCGGCAATGCTGCCCCGCAATTGGCGTCCAAAGAGGCGCTGATTCAGGAGCCGAAGGGTGTCAAGGCGACTATCGCGGACGCGCTGACGGGCGCAAGAACGATGGGCGCTGGCCCAATCTCGGGAACAGCGAGAATCATTGCCGAGAAGGGACTCGGCGTAACGCCACTCGGCCAGGTGCAAGAGGGATTGCAGCGATTTTTCTCAAAGTTGCCCGACCGCACCCCGCCGCCTGAACCGCCGCCGCAATTCAGCGCCGCTCGGCGACAACTAGCCAACCCACAGTTGCAACTCCCCGCAGACGTACCGGGCAATGCCGAGGTTGGGCCAGCAGGACAGCCACAGCCACCCGCAGCGCCACCGGGGGCGCCTCCCGGCTTCAACGTCACGCCGGAAGGCGCAGCGCGCCCAGGATCGCCAGCGCCGGTCACCCCAGCGGTCATCACGCCCGAACCGGATGCCGTGCTCCAGTTGCCCGCGCAGGCCAGTCCAGGGGCGCAGGGAGCGCCACTACCATCACCCCCGACCGCACCGCCCTTGAATGAGGCCACAAGCCGAATGAGGGTGCAGCCGCTGGCGTCCAACCCGGTGCCGACGCCACCAGCCCCAGCAGGATTCAAGGTTGGGCCGGCGGGATTGCCGGAAAGAATCCCAGCGGGTCAATTGCCAACCCCGAAACCGCTGCCATCTCCAGCAACCCATGAATGGAGCAAATCGGCATGGCGGGCGGCTAATCCAAAACGTGATTTAGCGGCAGCATCGAAACATGCCCGCGCGTTGGGCTATAAGGTGGTGGAATAGTGGCAATTGCAATCGAAGACGATATCGATCTAAGTGCAGGATTCAGGCCTCACGGATCAGTTCATCCCGCTGGAAAGGTAACGGCGTTCGATGAAGCGACTGGGCTACCTATCGTGCGCCGCGCCTCAACCGATGGAGAAAAAGAGGAAATATCCCATGAGTATCACGGCAGTCGGAACAACATCGATTCAATTGCAGACCATCGACAAGGAGAAAAAGAAGATGCCAGCGAAGTCAGAAAGCCAGAGGAGATGGCTATACACCCCGAGCGCAAAGAAGGCACTGGGAGCGAGCGGAGTGAAGGAGTGGCAGGACAGCAGCAAGGGGCTCAAACTGCCGGAGAAAGCGCCAAGCCGGGCGGGCAAAAGGATCATGCGGAAGAAGTAAAACCGAAGTACAAGCACGGCTACACGCAGGCCGACATTCCTCCCGACAGCGATGCAGGCAAAGCGCTCGCCAAACTCCGCAAGGCTATCGACCCCGCCGATCTGATGGGCGATGGTTTGATTGAGGACGCGCACATCACCGTGCGGTACGGCATCGACGGCGACACCGCAGGCGTTCGCGCGTATCTGGAGAAGCAAGCGCCCTTTGAGGCGTCCCTCGGCAAGACTCAGGCATTCCCGCCTAGCGAGCACAGCGATGGGGCGGCGCCGATCATTGTGCCGGTTGAGTCTGCCGACCTGCGCCGGATGGAAAAGGAGATCGAGAAGCACGGCACATTTGCCGAGCGGTCATTCCCTGAATACAAGCCACACGCCACGGTTGCCTACGTAAAGCCAGAAGAGGCGAAACGCTACACCGGCATGACCGAGGCTGACGGCAAGACTTTCACCGTCAACTCCATCTCAATCACCGACCGTGACGGCAATGCTGATGAGGTTCAATTAGAGCAACGAGACTTTCCCTCCAAAGATCCCTCCACCGGTCGCGATATACTCCACAAATCCAAGGACCGCGCGCAGCTTGTCAGCCAAGCCAAAGCGCACGCTCAGCAATTCGAGGACGGACTCAAGGCGGTTACCCGCGGCATTGCCGGAGCAAAATTCGATGCCGTTCGGCCTGAGAAATCTCCGGAGCGGATTGATGAGAAGATCAAGGAAGAGGGCCAGCCGGTCCACACCATCCCCGATATTCTGGCCGGCAGGATCGGCGTGGACTCCCGCGATGCCCACGAGCGCACTGTTGCCGCAGTTAAGAATCACTTCAAAGTGATCCGAGACGAGGACGAATTTGAGAGGGGATCACCACCGACGAACTATCGCGTCCACAAGCTACAGGCTCGGGTGACGCCGCAGTTGTCAGCCGAGATTCACATTGTGCCCAAGGAGGTCTTGGAAGCCAATGCGCATCAGCATGACGTATACGATGCAGCGCGCGAGGCCGACTTAGAGGGCAAGGATGCGACCGCCGAAAAGAAAGAGAAGCAGGCCAAAGCTATAAACGATGCTGCAATGGAAAAGTTTAACGAGCGGAACGATAGCGAGAAGTCATCGAAAGTTGAGCCTGTCAAGTTATCCAAAGGCATCACCGTGATCATCGGAAAGGATAGCTTCGGCATCGTCCACGGTGGTAATCCCAACTTCTCAAATGGAGGCCGTTGGAGCGTTCTCTCTCCCGGCGGTCTGCGTACATTCAAGGGAAGTGAATTGCAACCTATCCCGCACTCCCCAAAGCCAAACCCGGCATTGCACTGGATTGGATATGATGTCGATGGTTCTCTTGCTCATTGGACCAAGGGCCAACCGTCATTCAAAATAGGGAATCCCGTTTCGGCGCTGGTGGAACGAGCCAAAAAGGATATCGCCGACGGAAAAGATGTGCGGCTCTTCACAGCGAAACTATCGGATGATCCGAAAGGATTGAACCGCGCGGCACTTGAAGCCTGGACTTATAAAGTGTTCGGGAGAAGTCTACCCATGCAGGACGTGAAGGATGATCTTCTGGAAAAGTTTTACGATGATCGCGCAGTCCATGTCGAGCGAAACACGGGTAAAATAGTCGCATGATTACGCTCGCTCTGAACCTCGCTGCTCTGATCTTCATCGTGATCGTTGCGCTACTCCTGAAAGCACTCATCCCAGCCGTGGGCGTGTCCATCTCCGACATTTTCAATCGAGAGCGGCACTGATGGCACACAGAACGATGAAGTGTACCCGAAGTGACGAATATCTCTGGCGTCTGTGCCATTGGCGCTATCTGCCTATGCCGGCTTACTTGAAGGATTTCCGGTGCAACACCGTCAATTGCACCGTGGCTGGTCGATGCGCCATCACTTTCTGGGGTAACGGAAGGGAAATTCTATCCGATTTCATCGGCTGGTGGCGACGGGTCGGAAGGATCGATCCAAAAGCCAAAGAGCATTGGGGATATATCTCTGGACCTGGGGCGGTTTGGGGAAACCTGGAGCTAATCACCCCCGAAGGCTGGGCCGCACTGCCAGAAGACGAACGCTCCCAATTGAAGCAATGGCTCGACACCTTGCCGGGGATGATCTTCTATGACTGAGGCTACCTAAATGGAACAAGCGGTACAATATCTGCCAGGGGTGATCTAAAATGAGCGAATACCCAGTTGGCCACGCAACCCGTTATCCCACCATCGGCGGCATTCCAATTTGCGTCCATCTCGGCGGCCAAAGCGCGGACGGGAAAACGATGGAAGCTCCGGTAACATTTTCAGAAGATCGTCCAGAGATTCACATGAACGCATTTACTGTATGCGAGTTAGGCGATTTGATTGTCTGGAGAGACTATCCCAAGGAGCCTCAGACCTAAATGGAAGTCGATACCAGCATCCCCATTCCGCTCCAGCCGCAACTGCTCAAGTTCGTGGACGCCTATTGCGCTTGCCGGGATGTAGGCAAAGCAGCACTTGAGGCGGGCTTTACGTCCAGAGAAGGCATGGGCCTCTACCGGCGCAAGGCGGTATTCGAGGAGATCACCCGCCGCATGGAGCCCGTCGAGAAGGCTGTGACTGCGGTCCTGGTCAAGAAGCGGCTTATCAATGTCGAGATGCTCGACGCCAACTTGAAGCAGGTCATCACGATTCCGCGCAAGACGCTTGAGGCGACCCCCAGCCTGGCCACCCCAAAGGTCAACGCAATCGAGATGGGCTACAAGCGGGTAGGCCTGCTCCTCGATAACAACTTCGTACCCGACGCGTCGAGCGGTCCCACCAAAGAAGAGGCGCCGCGCATCTACCGGCCGGCGGAGCAGACCATCATCACCCACTCGATCACCGAGACGCGGCAGGTGGTCACACAGCGAAGCGGACAGACCTATTCTCCACAGGTTCCACAAGCCCCTGTTCAAAACGCGCCAACGATCGAGGCGCAAGTCGAAGACGATCCCTGGGCCAACTTTTGAGGTAAAATAAGGGCTGAGATCAAAGCGCCGTGGAGGGCGCTTCTATGGACCAGCTTGAACTGGCTTCCCAGCCCACTCCCGAGTATCGCACAATTCAACTCACAAAGGGGCAGGCGACCATCGTTGACGCCGCTGATTACGAATGGCTGTCTCTTTACAAGTGGTACGCGACCTGGTGCGAGAACAGCCAGAGTTTTTACGCTGTCCGCTCGTCGTCTCGAAAAGAGATAGGTGGGCGTCACCAGATTTACATGCACCGCGAGATTCTCGGATTGAAACGCGGCGACCCAAGACAGGGAGATCACGAAGAGATCACCCACACCTTAGACAATCGACGCTCTAATCTGCGTATCTCGACTGTTTTAGAGAACAAGCAAAACGCGCGCGCCACGCGGAAGAACACGAGCGGATTCATTGGCGTTTATGCCCACAGACAGAATGACTGTTTTGTCGCTGTCATATCGCACTTGAACAAGCACACTTACATTGGATGCTTCAAGACAAAAGAGTCCGCAGCGCGAGCCCGCGACAGGAAAGCAATTGAACTGCGCGGCCAATTTGCAAGATTGAATTTTCCAAAAGAGGACTATGGCCTTAACCCTTCTTGAAAATAGAGGTATCATACCCCTTCCCGCAGACGTTCACGCTGTGTCTGGATGGGCACCTAACTGCCCCCCACAAATGACACTCATCAACTGCCGTGCGCAGTTAGCGCTTTTCGGGGGAAGTTCAGGCGGAGGAAAAACATCGAGTTTGGTAGGAGATTCCGCTCAAGAATTTGATAACCCCAACTTTCGCGGTATTCTCCTTCGTAAGTCGTTCACTGAGATGGCAAACATCATGGATGAGATGAAGAAAATCTATGAGCCCCTCGGAGGACGGAAGAGTGAGGGCGGTCGCCTCTGGCGTTTCCCTGCCGGTGGACAAATGCGTCTGGGATACATGGCTAAAGACTCAGACGTTGAGCTGTACACTGGAAAGCCTATCTCATGGCTAGGCATCGATGAGGCACAGTTTCAAACAGAAAAGCGTGTTCGGTCTCTATTCCCATGGGTGGCAACTCCTCCCGAGTATGGGTTGAGAAATCGAATCAGATTGACAGCGAACCCGTCTACTCCGTGGCTGATGTCTATATTCCTCAACAATGCATGTCCTCTCTGCCATCCTGAAAGATCGGTTATTCCTGGAGCTGTGTACGCTGGGGCTCGCTGGAAAGAAGACGAGTCGCCAGTAATGAAAACTACATGCTTCATTCCTGCCAAGGCGTCCGATAACCCCTTGTACGGCGAGGAGAAAGTCGCCGCTCTGATGTCGCAGACCGCTGATATTCAGAAGAAGTTACTGTTTGGGTGCTGGTGTGCCACAGAGGGCGCCTTCTTCCCGTTCCTCAACGAGAGTTACATCCTGCCGTACTCCGAGTGCGGTGAGCAGTGGTGGATGACCCACTTCATTTCGATGGATTACGGCTACTCTGGATCAGCGGCGGCGACAGGCCTATACTTCCTGCACGAGAACACGCGCATCTATAAGATTGCCGAGGACGTTGAGCGCAAGATGAAGTCGGAGGAGTACGCGCACCATATCGCCCGCAAGTTCATTCAGCGGGTAGGGCCTGGCGGCCAACAGTGCCGGATTGTCTCAGGGTATGCGGATCCGGCAATGGACGCGCACACAGGGACAGGCAAGAGTAACCTCGACCTTATCAACGATGTTCTGATCAACAACGGAGTTACGCTGACCAAGGCCGCAAAGGATAGCGTAGGCAATGCGCAACTACTCAGCGGCAAGTTGAGTCGGGGAGAATTCATCGTCACCGACCTTTGTCCCAAGACATACGAGAGTTTGACCAGTCGGAAGACAGACCCGGACAGGCCGGGCGCTATTTTGAAGGTTCCCGGTGACGAGTTAGACGACGTACTCGATGAGACTTTGTATGGACTGAACCAGTTCCTCACTGGCGACAGGAAGCCGGACCAAGTAGCCACCGAGGAGAAGATCCAGCAACTCATTGCGGCTGGCGTCGATCAGCGCTCGATTGCGGTGACACGGTGGAAGATGGAGCAGGCGTCGGCGAAGTTGGCCCAGCCGGTGACCATGGGTAGGCCGAGTCTGGGGCGAGCACAGATACATCGTTGAACATTGGCGCTTCTGCTCCGATGCGCTTGCGACTCAGTTCAGCGTATGCCGGGTTCAGTTCGATGCCCACAAACTCTCTCTGATACCTGAGCGCCACGGCCCCTGTCGTGCCAGAACCGCAGAACGGGTCAAGTACCATATCTCCCTCTTTACTTCCGGCGAGAATGCAGGGTTCGACAAGGGCCTCGGGGAATGTTGCAAAGTGGGCTTCGGAATAGGGCTGGGTCGTGATGGTCCAGACAGATCGCTTGTTGCGCTTCTCTGGCATGATCGACATGGCCGCATCAAAACTATCGTTGTTCTTTGTCCCGCTGCCCGCCTCGGCCAGCTTGCGAACCCGCACGGCATAGTCCACGAGTCCTGCCTTGGTCCGCATTCGCTTGTCGCCGTTCTCGTAGGCTGTGGTTCCTTTGTGAGTTTTATTGCCGGGGAGATGGCGCGCAACGGCTTTCATGTTCCCGTTAGTTTTCCCCCCCGCATGGGCGCGTTCCGAGCCGATTTGCGCTTGAACGTTCTGTGAAAGACGGTCGTGCGTGGCAGGACTGCAGTTTTCGAGAATGGCATTCTGATCGTAGTAGTACCGGGCGCTCTTGGTCAGCAGAAACAGGTACTCATGGCTCTTGGTGCATCGGTCAGTGACGCTCTCCGGCATCGGGTTCGGCTTGGCCCAAACGATGTCCTGGCGCAGATACCAACCGTCAGCTTGGAGTGCAAAAGCTAAACGCCAAGGCATCCCGATAAGGTTCTTAGGTGGAAGGCCGCCCCATTGCCTGTTAGGCGCTCCAATGAAGTTATCTCCTAAGTTCGATGCTTGCATCGAGTCTGAAGCCGTGACACGGTTTCGCGCGTATCCGCCCTTGTCACCGCTCGCGTAGCAGTCGCCCATGTTGCACCACAAAGTTCCATCCCCACACAGAACGCGGCGAACTTCATGGAAGATTCCGACCAGCTTGGCGATGTACTCGTATGGGCTGGACTCCATGCCGAGCTGGCCGTCCACGCCATAATCGCGAAGGCCCCAGTATGGTGGACTCGTCACCACGCACTGGACACTGTTATCAGCTAACTGCGCCAGCCGTGTCAGCACGTCGCCTACCAAGACGGTCGCTTTCACTTGCCTTTCCTTTCCACCACGCGAACCCTGGACCCCTTTTTGACGAACACGGTGCTGGCCGCGAAGTACAGCGTGCAGTCGTGCTTGAACTCCAGCGTGTACGGTGTGCGTTTGCGACGAGGAGTTTTCATTTCTTCTTGTTCACCTGCGCCAATATCAGCGCGATTTGCTTCCAGATGTTTGCTAGGTGCTCGGCGGTCATGCTACCCTCGCAAACTTGCGGTGGTACTTTAGTGCGGCGGGGACGTACAGTTCTTCGTGGGCGGCTCTCGCTGTCTTTCGGTAGCCCAAGTGGATCCTCTTTCCTTGAAATGAAATTTGAGCAACATACGAGTTATTGTTCTCTTTCCAACTTACTCCCTTATATCCGCTCTTGTTGGTTGCGAGCATTCCACGGTTATGCATGTTCTGGTCATGGGTCGCATCGCGAAGATTGTTTCTTGTGTTGTTCAAGGTGTCCAAGTTGTCTTTGTGGTCTACCTGGCGAGGATCTCCTCGCTTAAAACCCATAACCTGCCGATGCATCGAGTACGTAGAGTTACGTCGGTCGGAAAGTTTGATACCTCGATGAGCATAGAAAGTACCTGTGTGCGGAGATTTAAAGTAGCTCCATTTGAAGAATGCGAGCACATAGTAATCATCCTCATTCACGATGGCCACAAGACCATCTCCGAGGGGTATCACTCGGCAATAAACCCCATCTAGTTTGAAGGGAACAGCGTATTCGGGTCGGCACACTGTTCTGCTTCCATGACCAACACGAAAGCGGCGAGGAAACCCTTTAACGTCTCCCCTCTTGCTGCAATTCTTATCTGCAATTCTAGTCAGTTTTCCACATTCGCAGTGACAGAATCCGTAGGGAATCCTGCACGACGGGTCACCACAGATGCAAAGTGGTAAGATGGGTTTCGATGGGGTTGTCAAGGTTTCTACCTCCCGAGTAGAGACTGCCGGGACTTCCAATCCCGACAGCCCCATTCTACTACTTTTTGTCAGGAATTGTGCAAACCATACTTTCGGTTGTGAGCATCAGCGCTGCCACGCTTGCCGCATTCTGGAGAGCGCACCGAACTACCCGGCAAGGATCGATCACGCCCGCCTGGATCAGATCCTCGAATACCCCCGTCGCCGCGTTGTAGCCAATCCCCGGCCCGCCGCGAACGATGGTATTGAGTATCTCGGTCCCATCCTCGCCCGCATTGGAACAAATCTGGAGTAGGGGCTCGCGCAGGACGTCCATGATAATCGCCATCCCATCGGCCTCGTCATCGGTGGCCCTGTGCTCAGCCATCAGAACGCTCACCGCATCTATCGACAGGATCAGCGCCATACCCCCGCCAGGTACGATTCCCTCCATCACGGCTGCCCGAGTCGCGCACACCGCATCGTCAACGCGGTCCTTCCGCTCGTTCCGCTCCGCCTCAGTGACGGCTCCAACCTTGATAACAGCCACACCGGACGCGAGGCGCGCCAGTCGCTTGCGCAGCAACTCACGCTGGTAGTCATTGTCAGTCGCCTCGATCAGCGACCGCAGCATGGTCATGCGCACATCCTTGGCGTGCTTGTCGCCGTACCCGCCGACGATGGTGGTGCTGTTCTGCTCGACCGTGATCTGACTTGCCCGGCCCAGGTCGTCAACCGTGATGCTGGCCAACTCCCGCCCGCAGTTCTCGGTGAAGGCGTACCCGCCGGTCACGACGGCCAGATCCTCAAGCGCTGCCCGCCGGTCGTCGCCGAATGCCGGCGCCTTGATGACCACAGACCGCAGCACGCCAAGTTGGTTGTTGTGGATGAGCGTCACGATAAACGGCTGGTCGTAGTCACCGACGATCAAGAGAACGGTTTTCTCGCTCTTGCCAATCTCCGCCAGCACGTTCGACAGCTCGTCGGTCATGGTGAACATCTTGCGCTCAGTGAGCAGGATGTAGGCATCGTGCAGCACGGTCTCCAGGCGCTCAGGATTGGTCACGAATGGATGCAGCGGGAACCAGCCGCGGTCGATCTGCATTCCCTCGGACACGGTGAGCGTGGTATCGGCATCGTTCGAGTCGGATATGGTGATAACCCCGTCCCGGCCTACGCGGTGCATGGCGTCGGCTATCAGGTCGCCTATGGAGCGGTCGCCATTTGACGAGATGGTGCCCACCCGGGCGATGGTCTCGTTGTCCTCTACCGGCTGCGCGATAGTCTTGATGTGCTCGACCACGACAGCTACGGCTTTGTCGATGCCGCGCTTGAGGGCGACAGGGTTGGCTCCTGCGTCAAGGCACTCCAGACCCTTCTGGTAGATGCGCTGGGCCAGCAGGGTAGCCGTGGTGGTGCCGTCTCCCGCCTGGTCGCTCGTCTTGCTGGCTGCCTCACGGATGAGCTGCGCGCCGGCGTTCTCGTAGGGGTCGGCTAGGTCGCGGACTTCCTTGCTCACAGTCACGCCGTCCTTTGTAACGACTGGCGGCCACATGGGATTACGTTCGAGGATGATGCAACGGCCCTTTGGTCCGAGGGTTGCCGTAACAGTGTTGGCCAGCGTGTTGACGCCGCGCAAGAGTGCCGCGCGGATTTCCGGTCCTGATAAGACTTTCCTGCTCATGCTTCGATCTTCCTTTCGGTTATGCCGCCAGAACCCGATCCAGCGTGTCGATCAGCGCCAGTACCCGCGCGCTGGTTGGCGGTTTACGCTCCTGGTCGAGCACCACGGCCAGCGAGAGCAGCGTTTCGTTCCCGCAGGCGCAGCGGGTTGACGAGTTACCGACGATGCCGCAGGGGCAGAGGTACGCTTCCGAGATGTGCATGTGGAGCGTTGGCGGGGTCATTGGATTCCCCCTTTGCGATATACTTGCGGCGCGAAAAGGTTTGGTTGCCTTCTGGCCGCATCGAGCAGCGGAAGTGTACAACTGAAACGTGTTGCGCTGGTCCCGTCAAAGCTCGTCGCGCCACAATGTGCTGCCATCCTGATGCGCCGACGGGAATTTACTCGGGCCACATGATACCAGCGACCAAGGGACGCCGCCGCAACGCCCCAATCGTGCATGGTCGATAACTTGTATTCGGTAGACCCCCCGAGAAATATGCCAAGATGCGGCCATGCGCGGAGAATCGCAAGTACAGCCTTTGGGTCCATTCCGTCCTGTACTGGGAGCAAGAGTGAGCGATACCCTCTAAGCCTCGGAAGCCAACTAATTGAAAGGGCGAGACTATTTCCGCCACCACCGACAATATCTGGAAGAACAATAAAGTCCGCGCGAACAGCCGACTTATCCACTAATCGCTCAAACGGCTCCGGCTGGAACGGAATACCCTTCTGGTGGCAACCCCACGCACCATTGTCGATACAATGCTTTAGCCCTTCTCTCTCGATAGGGTTATCTGGAGTCAGCATAATGCGCCATCCAGAAGCGAGGAGCGCCGCTAAGTTCCGTTTCGTTCCTGTGTTGGATGCGTAGCCTATCATTCGCCGTCATCCTCGATGATGCCTTCCACTTCCTCCAGCCGCAGCAGCTTGTGTTTGACGCCGTTGTGCATCACGTCACGACCGGCGTATTTGGTGTACTGGATGCGCTGGCCCACTTTAACCGCATAGTCTCCGGCTACAGGACAATCAGTGAGTCCGCAGGTACAACGAATGTTCGGCCCCACGGCCACCACGATTCCCTCTGTAGGCGCTTCCTTTTGGCTGGGCGGCTCAGCCAGCCCTGTGGTCTTCTTGGCGATTGGTGCGTCGGGCAGGACCAGCAGGCGGTCTCCGAGGGGCTTGAATGTTCTCATGATTTTTTCTCCTTGAAAAGCTTAGGGTCCGCGCCGTAGAGTATCTCTGCTTGCCGCTGAAGGCGCTCATTGGCGTCCCAAAACTGTTCTGCTATGCTCGGCACCTCCGGCCACTCGTCAATCGTGATCTTCGGCAGCGTTTCGAGCTTCGGCTTCTCGTTGAAATTGCGGAATGTAACGCGCTTCTCCCAATCGGCCAGTGCCGGAAAGCTCGGCACCCATTCGCGCAGGTAACTCTTGATTAAATCGGCGGTAGCGTCGTGGATATAGACAACCATCGCGTGGTGCGTGGGATGCAGTATAAGCTGAAATGCTATCGCTCTAGCTTGCCTGTAGGTTCTGCCGCTATGCGTCATCGTGTTTTCTCCTTGATCTTTCTGTGACAGTCGCAAGCGCATTTGAGCGAGTAGCAATCCGAGCATCCGGTGTGAACCCTGCCGCGCTTGCAGGCTTTCGATATCCAGCCGGGCTCGTTGGTGGGGCTGTCGTGCATCGCGCTAACTCGGGCGTGGATTCGGGATTCGAGAACTGTGCGTCCGGACTTCATTTCCGATTCCTCCAGAGGCAACATCCAGGTACAAATTCACACTTCACGATTCCCGTTTCTCCGTCACGGCATTTCGCGCGGATGATCTCGTCGGCATCCGTTGAAGCTCCATCGTAATACTTTGGCCGATGGAGAAAGTCTACGTTATCCGCCTTATCCTCGATGTTTCCCGACTCTTTCAGGTCGGCCAGCGTTGGCCTGAAGTCTTTGTTCTTCGTGCTGGCCCTGGTCACTTGGCTGTACACCACAACCGGAACGTCAAGTTCCATCGCCATATCTTTCAGGGCCTGCACTTTGTCTCCGACGATCAGATCAAAGCGCTTACCCTTCTCGTAGAATCCCTCGTTAGAGAGTCCCGATAGCTGGTCGATCACAATTGCGTCCAGCTCGCCAGAGCGTTTGAGTCTCGCTGATCTTGCTCGGATACTGGCAATGCTCATCGAACTCCGTTGATCCCAGAAGATTGGAAGAGTCTTGAAGATTTTGAGCGCATCGTCGATGTAGGCTTTCTCGACCCAATCCAACGTCCCGCGCTGGTACGCCTTGAAGGAAACTGTTGCGGACCCGCAAAGCATTCGACCGACAAAAGATGCTTTTCTCTGCTCATTCAGAAACACGGAAACAGACTTACCCCGCGTTGCTATCTGCCAGGCTATCGTGCAGGCGTGAGAGGTCTTCCCCATCGAGGTTCGCGCGCCTATGATGGTCAACTCCCCGGGATGCAAGCCCGCCGTCATCTCGTCGTAGTCGTCAATCCCTGTCCTGATCCCCGGAACGCGCGGCGCAAAGACGTCATTATGGTCAAGCCATTGGCCCACCGATTCAAGATCAGCGCCCTGCATGTTGCTGTCAACGGCGTCCTCAAGGTCCCGCATGATCGACGTGATGACCGTCTCGCCTGGCTCGAACTGGTCGGCGGCGCGCGCATAGCCCTTGTTGCAGATCAGCATTGCCTTGCGGAGCAGCGACTTGTCCTTGACAATCCGGATGTAGTCGGAAATTACCGGCCGGCGCGGCAAACCCTCGGTCAGCGAAAAGAGATAGGCCCGGCCACCGATGGCGTCGAGCTCCTTGTTGCGGTCCAGCTCGTTGGCTAGGGTAACAATGTCCACCGCGCGGAATGCGTGCATCAGGTCGGCTATGCGCTGAAAGATGCGGCGATGGCTGTCGTGAGAGAAATCGTCCGGCCTGAGGTGCTCCTCGGCTTGGGCAAACGCCTCGTTGTCGAGAAGGATGGCCCCGAGGATGGTCCGCTCCCCGTCGATTGAGGCGGGGAGAGGATCGTCGTAATTGAGTTGATCGGTCATGCGTTCTTTCTACCAGCCCTCGTCAATCTGCTTCTTGTGCTCGTCCGCCAGTTCCTTCGGACCCGACTTCTTCTTCGCCGCCAGCCTGGTGCCCGTCTTATCAATCAACTTGTCGTCTTCCATGCGGTCGATCAGGTGTGCGGCCTGGACGTAACTGACCCGCAACTCGCGCTGGAACAGGCCCGCCGTGACTTTGGGGTGGTTCTTGAGCGTCTTGAGTGCCGCCTGCCAGATGGCATCGTCGCTGGATGTGTTCTCGGCCTGGGCGAGTTGATCCTTGAGCGTGGCAGGGAACGGCTCTGGTACGCCCATGGACTCGCGGACCTCGGATTCAAACGTCTCGGGGAGTGCGGGCTCCTGTGCTACCGCTTCCTCGATGGGCTCCGGCTGGTCGGTCGCCGTCTCGTCCTGCTTGCCAAAGAACTCGGCGATGTTCTCCTCCGATTGCTCGGGCGGGACCACGACTACCGGACCGTTGAGGGCGTCGTCAAATGGTAACTCCTCTTGGCGCTCGCTCAGCGTCATGGCCCTGGTCTTGACGACGACACCCTGCGGGTCAGTGTAAGTGACCTCGCCGACATTGGGCAGATTGTAGGTAATGTCGCATGGGATGTTCTCCATGGTGAATCCGTTGGCGAGGTTGCGAGAGAGGGAATTGATGGTCAACTCGACGCCCGACTTCCGCTCCTTGATCTGCGACTTCATCACGGCCTCTTCGTCCTCTATGTCGGCCATGCGGTTATGAGCTTGAGCGAGATCAGATCCCATCTGCAAGCGCTGCTCCGTCGTGAATTCGCGGCGGAGGTAGAGTGTTTCCTTTGTTGCGCGGGTCGTTGCCATGACTATCCTTTCAATTCAAAATGCTATCTGGAACCTCAAAGAATCCGAGCGCTCCCTTGAATGGAATCGCCTCCTCAAGTGCCATTGGATTCCGTAACACGAATCCGAATTTACCTTGGAAGAAAGCTGAGGGGTGGTTTTTTACGCAATCCACAATTTCTACGGTTCCGATGAGGCATCCTCCGCTCATGCGCATGTCAAACCAGTTTGGAGGTGGCAATGTAATTCCATCTTCGCATGCCATCATCTCGACATCATTACAATCGTTCTCGACCTCGCGCTGATTCCACCACTTGCCAGCATGAAGATACACTCGACCGCGAACATTGGTATACCAGTCCCGATTTTCGATAGGCTTCCCGTGAAGAATTGCCCACCACCACGGCGCTCTAACGCTCAACGCTTTCATCGCTTGCCTTTCAGTAAGTGAACTTCTCGGGTGTCGAGCGAAGTATCTTCTCCCGGCCCGGTAAGGGGTGCGTTTCGCACCAGATGGGTGACGACAGGCAAATTGAGAAAGAACCGCTGCCGTGGCAAATGTCGCAGGTTACGTTGTCCTCGGGGTCAGCGCAGCAGCAGCAATCCTCCCCGCAATCGTGGCCGGTGACGCCCTCGCCGCCGCAGTTCTGGCATTCCTCGAAGGTGATAGATGAGCCGCATCGTCCGCCGGTTGCTGTTTCCGTTGTGGTAGTTTCCCAGCGCGCAGCATCGCGTTACGCCGGGCCCCTGCCGCCAACTTCACGCTCTGCTCCAGTCGTTTCAGCACGTCGATGCGCGCCAGCGGTATCGTCTCCAGAAATGACAGCAACGCAAGGTACTCGTCCGGCGACATGCTGCCCTTGCGGTCGTTGCAGGACTTGCAGGGGTACTCCAAGTTATCCAGCCCCATCGATCCACCCCGGCTGAGTGGCTTGGCGTGGTCTACCGCCAGGTCGCCGAGCGTGAAGAAGCCACGGCAGTAACGGCACTGCATCGCTCCATCATCGTGCCCGCCCAGGGCTGCCAGAATATGCGCGCGGAACTCCTCTTTCGTAAACGGCAGCGGCGGGAGTTTCTTCTTCTCCATGCGGGTCTGCATGGAATCGTACCGGCTGCCCGTCAGCGATAGGAATCCGCTCTTGGCCTTGTTGGCGAAGAGAGCACCGACGCCGGCGGGACGCTTCATTCGTCATCCCTTAGCGGGTCAGCCCAGAACACAATCGACTTATCATCGACGGTAACGGTGACAGCGTGGCGCAGCCGCTTGGCAGTCTCGATCTGAGCGCAAGCAACCGGTGTAACGTCTACGCGCCCAATGACAGTCGCCTTGCACGGCCATTCGTCTAGCCAGTGACGGCGAACACGATCAATCAACTTCTCCAACTTCGCAACGCGCGCCTTATACTCGCGCGCCTGCTTCTGGGTAATAGGTGCCATGACTATTCTCCAATCACTCGTACGTTGTCAGCTTGCTGCCCCTTTGCGCCCTGGACAATATCGAACTCGACACGCTGGTCCTGCTTGAGTTGCTTGTAGCCGTCCATCTGGAGAGCGGAGTAGTGCACGAAAATGTCGTGCCCGTCTTCGCTTTTGATGAAGCCGAATCCCTTGCCGTTATTGAACCAAACTACCGTACCTTTCATGTCACTCTCCCTCGATCTTCCCGTCAACGACGACTGCCTGATTGCGATGGATAGGGCAAACGTCGATGGTATCGTCAAGTCTCGTCATTCCGAAACCTGCGTCAGTATGCTGCCTTCCAAGTGTTCGCGCGCAGTCGTTGCACATTTCCGCATCGCAGGTCTTTCCGTTGCCAACCGGAAAGTCGCACATTTTGCCTTCGGAATACTTCTGGTGACAGAACTTACACTCCTGCTTACGTCCGCCTCGGCCACGATTGACGTGTACCACGGTCCCGTCTGCCATCCTGTACCATTCGCAAGGCATGATATAACCTCTGAATTGTGAGGCGCGGGCTGCCGATGCCGGCCGGTTAGTCCTCCATGGTAGCCCCGCGCCCTCCCGGTTATGGCCGGAAGCCTTTAATGCCCGGACCCGGACCCGTCCCCGGACCCGTCCCCGTACCCGGACCCGTACCCGTCCCCGTACCCGGACCCGGACCCGTACCCGGACCCGGACCCGTACCCGGACCCGTCCCCGGACCCGTCCCCGTACCCGTCCCCGTACCCGTACCCGGACCCGTACCCGGACCCGTACCCGTACCCGGACCCGGACCCGGACCCGGACCCGTACCCGTCCCCGTACCCGGACCCGGACCCGGACCCGGACCCGGACCCGTACCCGGACCCGTACCCGTACCCGTCCCCGTACCC